CAACATTATATTGCGTGGTTACAGCCTGCGATGCAGTAACGGTAATTGCGGAAGGGGTGTACTCAAGTATCGTGGCAACATCGCCACTGATGCTTATATATCGGGCCACGGTGGAAGATATAACAACGTCATCAACGCAACCATAAAATCGGCCAGTGCCACTTGCCGCGGGTTTAATACGCATGCGTATATTTCCAGTTCCGTCGCCAGTATAAGTAAACGAGCTTGCTGTAAGCGTGGGGTACCCAGCCCAGGCTCCGGGGAGGTACGTACTAGTTGCTAAAACGGTATCATTAGCCCGAAGAATTTCAAAAACAATACCATCAGACGCAGTTCCCCCTGTAGCTTGTGTTCCATTCTGGTAAACGGCTGGACCTGCCTTGAAGTTCACCGTGTATATCGTATTCAATATATTGCTATCGGATACTGCAGTAGTTTGCGTAATAGTATGTGTATACCAAAACATCATCACATAGTTGGGAGTATTTGTCTGGCCCACGGTGTTCGCTATATCAACGATATGATTGGTTCCATCTTCAGTCCATCCCACCAAATCTACACCAACAGCAACTTTTAAGTTGGATTGATACTGTCCACCGGTAAAACTCCCTCCGGTCACATTATTCATATTGTTTGTGCTCAAAATAGTTGTTGATGTTGTTTCAGGTGACGAAAATGTATATGAGCCGTTGCTAGTACTAACTCCAGCCATGATTGTAGACAGTGAAAAGGATGCGTCGACACCAACTGTTTTTGTAACCTGGGATATTGCCTGATACGATGGAGTTCCGCGCGCAATAAGAAGACTGAATGTAGTACTTCCAACATTATATTGCGTGGTTACAGCCTGCGATGCAGTAACGGTAATTGCGGAAGGGGTGTACTCAAGTATCGTGGCAACATCGCCGCTAATGCTTATATATGATGTGACATTGGATAATGCTATTCCATCTGTCCAATTTGAAGTTGATCCTACTAATGAAAAATTAAATAATGAACCAGTATACCCTCCTGATAACATATTATTAGTAGCGGTCGTTAATCCAGAATTTGAACCATTAGCTATTCCTTGATTGAACCGATTATACGCAACAAGTCCCGTTTCATTACCAGTCAACGTACGGCGATAATTTTGAAAAATTTCACTTGCACTACGCGCGACATTCCATATACGCAATTCACACACCGAACCATTAAAGAAATTAACAGACTCCTGATAATTCGGTTTTCCAAATACAAACGTTCCAACATTAAATGTATTGGCCGTGTAGGAAGGATATTGTGGATGAGTTGTGCCTGTTCGATTTATACCATCTATATAAAATGTAGGCGTTCCACTTGTTCCACCCGTATATAACCAAGTTACAGCAATATGATGCCATGCGTTATCATTTACAGCGACTGTTGGATAAATATAATTACATCCAAACCCTACAAACACAGGAATACCACTATTATCAATATACAGAGATTTTTCACCAGTCCCCCATGTTGAGTCGCTATTCTGACAATTCAACAGTCCCATCCTTGTTCCGCTCGTTTTTATCCAACATTCGATGGTGAAACTTGATTTTCCCAACTCTACAATATTTGCGCCGAAATCAATATAATTATTAGTGCCATTAAACTTGAGAGCATTAACCGATACATCTGTTGAAAATGTATATGAGCCGTTGCTCGTACTTACACCGGCCATAATGGCAGACAGCGAAAAGGATACATCAACCCCAAATGTCTTTGAAACTTGAGAAATGGGCTGGTAGACCGGCGTCGCCTTTGAAACCGTTAGCGTATTGCTTGTCTTGGTCGCGCTTGTATACTGCCCGGAAACTGCAGCTTGCAAAGCGTTGAAACTGACGTCACCCACTCCAACAATATTTATCCAGTTTCCGGATGCGTCAATTGTGGCGACACTGGGGTTGCTGCTGCTGTAAGTGATTGCGCCGCTGCTATCACTTGTTGGCCGAAGTGAAATATTGAATGATGCATCGCCATATGCCTTTGGAGACGGCACTGTAAATGTTCCCAATGTAGGCGTAACTGGATTAACCACTGATAGAAGAGAACTAACGCTTTTATTCATGTAGTTCCCACACGCATCCTGGGTCGCGGTGATATTTGCAGTTCCACTTCCCACAAGTGTTACTTGTGGAATTGTTGTACCATAAGATATAATAACTATACCCGATCCACCTACTGCGCCAGGCCCGGCCGCATTAGATCCACCACCACCACCACCACCCCCACCAAGACCATTTATTCCAGCGGTAGGTGTTTGACTGCCAAACGCAACGCCTGCTCCACCACCTCCAATCCCGCCCGCTCCTGCAGTAGAGCCATTACCGCCTCCGCCTCCACCTCCGCCATAGTAAACGGTAGACGTAGTAATGCTGTTGGCTATGCCATCACCACCCTTACCTCCGAGATTTGATCCTCCGGCAGCACCAACTTGACCAGATCCACCTCCACCACCACCACCATACCCACCACTTGAACCACCTCCATTATTTCCTTGTAATGGAGTAGTTGTTACAGTACCGCTAACTGCGCTTGCAGCGGCGCCACCACCTCTGCCACCAGCTGAACCACCATTTGCACCTACGGTATTAAAAAGACTTCCTCCACCACCTCCACCGACTGCTACTAACCCCGCAAAACTCGAGTTTCCGCCGTTTGATCCTACCGTTGATGTACTTGCCGCTGCAGCTCCACCAGATCCAACAACGATGTTCATAGATGCACCCGGAGTAACCGCTATATTTGTATTTACAATAACCCCACCACCGCCACCACCACCGCCATTATCTCTTCCGCCGCCACCTCCACCACCAACAATAAGCGCACTTACTGATGTAATTCCTGCTGGAACGACCCAGTTGGTTGTACCAACCGTGGTAAAGGTTGTAAAAGTTGGTGTGGGGGGTATTACAGCAACTGCCGAATTATCAGACGTGTATGAAAATGCTCCCGAACTGTCGGATGTAGGCGCGGTAAGAGAGAATGACGCGTCGGCTAACTCATACGCACCCGACTTTGGACCGAGTGTGAATGTTCCAAATGTTGGAAGTTGCCCAACTGTTAGAAGAGAACTAACGCTTTTACTCATGTAGTTCCCACATACGTCCTGAGTAGCAGTGATGTTTGCAGTTCCACTTCCCACAAGTGTTACACCTGGACCTGTTGCACTTAGACCATTAAACCATTTATTTTGCAAGTAAAGCAGATTGGCGCTAACATCAGCATTGGATAATGACGCATTGTAATAAAGAATTTCACCGATAGAACCGTTAGTTGCTTCGTTATTATCAGATTTACCGACATATAACGTTTTATTGCCACCCGATATAGTTACCACCGGCGTACTGCTAGTCACATATACTGGCGCCAATGTATCCGAATACATCCAGAAGTCACGAGTGTTTCCAGTGATACGACCAATCCATAAATAATTCGTATTATTTGCGGCCGCGATTTGGCAAAATGTATTATCATCATTTATTTGAAACTGAACTTGAGAAGATGCAGCATTTCTTTCTAAACTCCAGTCAGTATCTCGGTGCCCATGGTGCATAAATGCTCCCCAGGCGGCGATAGCGGTGCTATATTTGGCAACCATAAAAACTGTAATCGATGTTGATAATGGGACTGATGTGCGAAGTAATCCGTAACCGGAATTGAAATTTAAAGCGGATAATGTTTTAATCGTCGTTAAAGTGGGGCCAGTGCCATTCGGTATAAGGTGATAACCGTTTCCAGTCAAGTCATTCCATTGTGTCACATTACTTCCACTCAATGTATACGATGTTGCAACGCTCGCGTCATACTGCGCCAATAAGTTGGTGGTTACGAGTTGATTTCTAGTGATTACAGCAACCGCCGAATTATCAGACGTGTATGAAAATGCCCCCGAACTGTCGGATGTCGGCGCGGTAAGAGAGAAGGACACGTCAGCCAATAGATAGGTGCCCGACTTTGGACCGAGTGTGAATGTTCCAAATGTTGGAAGCAGTGCATTTACCGTTAGGGTAGTGCTAACGCTTGCACTTCCATACAGTACGTCACTCGCCTGGGTTGCGGTTATACTGCTCGTACCCGGTCCCACAATTGTGCATACTATTGGCGAAGTTCTATTCGGCCCCGAAACCCAATTACTTGTTGTCCCTGTTAATGCGAACCCCTGCAATGTCCCGTGATAATTATTACTTGTAGAGTCTGTTAGCGTTGTTAAACCCGTGTTCGTTCCGTTTGCACTGCCCTGGTTAAATTTATAATAGATGACCAATCCCGAAGAATTAGACGGTATTTGGCTATTATAATTATCTGTTAGTTGTTGTGCCGTTCTTGCAACTGACCAAAACCTAAATTCAGATAACATAATACTATAAGCCTGATTGACACCGCCAAAAACTATATCCGTATTTGCTGCAAATACTCCAGAACCCGTATTAACAGAATTTTTTATAAGTGTATTATTAACATACATTTTATTATATCCGCTATCATTTATAACTACTGCTATGTAGGCCCAAGAATTCAATGGAACTGACGAATCTGAAGTTACGTTTAGCCAACCATTACCTGCAAAATTTATCCATGTACTTATTTTACCATCTGCAAGTATATCTATTCCTGTAAAGCCACTCAAGGCAACAATAGCCGAAGGAAAGCTTCTTATAAAAACCCATCCTTCCATCGTTAACTGACTTGTATAAGTAAATGTAGGATTTGACGATATTACAACCTTATCATTAACCCCGTCAAGACTAAGTGCATTTGGCGAAGTTCTATTCGGCCCAGAAACCCAATTACTGGTTGTCCCCGTTAATGCGAACCCTTGCAATGTTCCATGATAATTATTACTCGCAGAATTGGTTAGTGTTGTCAACCCCGTGTTCGTTTCATTTGCAGCACCTTGGTTAAATTTATAATAGATGACCAATCCAGTAGAATTAGACGGTATTTGGCTTTTATAGTTATCTGCTATTTGTTGTGCCGTTCTGGCAACGGTCCAAATTCTAATGTCGGACATACTAATATTAGAATAGCCGGAGGAAGCTGCAGCGTTAGCGGCAAGGCTTATACCACCACAAGGATAAAAATTTCCAGAACCAGCTACGGATTTTACAAGAGTACCATTAATATACAATTTGGTATAACCACCATCGTTTAAAACACCCGCTACATGCGTCCACGTGTTTATTGGAATGGCTGTATCTGATATTACAGTCGGCTGCCATCCAGAAGGGTTATATCTAAACCCTATACCAAATTTGCCTAGGGTTAACCCACACCCACCTATTTCATTCAAAGTAATCACACCTTGTTCACCTTGTGTAGTAATATAAATCCATGCTTCAAGCGTTAATGTATTTGTTGAATTCAATGCGGGATATGATGATAATGCAACCGTATCATTAATCCCTTCAAATTGGAGTGCATTTGGGTTAGTATTAGGTCCCGGAACCCAATTACTGGTTGTACCGGATAACGCAAACCCTTGTAATGTTCCGTGATAATTATTACTTGTAGAATCGGTTAGTGTCGTCAACCCCGTGTTCGTTCCGTTTGCAGTACCCTGAATAAATTTATAATAGATTGCCAAACCAGAAGAATTAGATGGTATTCGGATATTATAAGTATCTGTTAGTTGTTGTGCCGTTCTTGCAACGGTCCAAATCCTAAGTTCGGACATACTAATATTCGAGTATTTCGAATTAGCTTGTGCATCAGAACCCAAACTTAACCCTGTAGCGGCAACAAGTGCGCCCGAAGTAGTATCAGCTGCATTTTTTACAATTGTGTTATTAACATATATTTTATTATATCCATTGTCATTTTTAACTGCTGCTATGTATACCCAGGCGTTTAATGGAATTGCCGAATCTGATAGTATTGCCGTTCCCCCAGAACCAACCGTTACTACATATAACATAATTTTACCTTGTGCATCTATTTCGAAGCTTGTATTGCTATTTATCATAACAAGCTGCTTAGAATAACCTGTTGTATAAAACCATCCTTCTATTGTTAATTGAGTTGAATTCAATGCGGGATATGATGATAATGCAACCGTATCATTAACCCCGTCAAAATGGAGTGCATTTGGGGTAATATTAGGTCTAGTCAATGTAGCAACTCCGGTATTCGATGACGAAAACGTAAATGCTCCAGAACTATTTGAAGACGGGTCGACAATGTTAAAAGAGACATCGATTCCAAGCATTTTTGTAGGAATGGTCGCCAGAGCGCCGATCGTTGGAATGATTCCTAAAGACGGACCACTATTCACCCAGTTTGATGTTGCTCCTGACAATGTAAAATTTGATAGTGTTCCATTTCTGGCCGATGTTGATGTATCTACGGCGGTGCTTCCCGACGTTGAATTCAGTTTATAGTAGCCAATTAACCCAGTTTCGTTTCCTACTAAATTTGAATTACAGTACGTCGAAATATCCGAAGCAGACCGAATGATATTCCAAATTCTAATTTCTGACAACCGACCCTTATACGGTCTTGTGAAACTTACATCATTTCCAAACATAACGGCATTGGTTTGATTTGTCATCGCATTCGTCGTGCTCTGCGTGGTACTTAAAGCCGCGTTTATATAAATTTTTGTTTGCACATTATTACACGTAACTGCAATATGGGTCCATGTATTCAACGGTATTACATCAGTATCTATAGTTGTTCCACCCGGTCCAACCCATCGCAGTGTATTTGCTACAGAAACACTTTGAAGATATACCGACCAATCCCATCCATTTCCGTTCGCACCCCTTCCAACCATCTGAGCGTAGCGACCTCCATTTCCCGAATCCGTATTATACATCCAAAATTCAACAGTAAGACTGGATAGCGTGCCAATATTGGCCACGGTAACGTAGTCATTGCTTCCGTCGAAATCTAATGACATTGTTATGTTCTTATGTTCTTACTATTAACAACAAAATGAGAGAGTTACTTATAATAAATTAATAATATATTTATTATATGTTATACTTATAACTATATGTTACTTATACGTTATACTTATACACGTTACTCTAAAAATGAATAGTGTGGCATAATTTCTAAACGTTCTATCGCACGAACATATACACTTAAACGAGTCATTAAATTTTGAATAATAAACTTCCAGTTCGGGTCACTATTTAATTCGGGGGCCCGTATATCGATTGATTTTACACCATAAGTTGTTATTAAACTGGAGAACATCTGAATAAACTGTTCCCAACTGGAAATGGCTGGATCGTCGTTCTCTGCATTCATTACTGTGCACGCAGACATTCCATCTAAAAATGTATATGACGCATTCGTACAGCAAAGTGCGGTCGGATTATCATGAAGTATAGTTATAGAGTTGAAATTGAATGATTCGCCTTCGAAACCAGGTCCAGATCCAGATTCGTCTACGATATCGGTATGGCGGATAATTCGTCTATCAACATTTAATTTACTTACCTTATACGAGAGTGTTTCTGGAGTATCGTTATAGTAATCGAACACTACACAGCAGAAACTGGGTTGAATCGCTGACAAAAACCCCTCAATGTATGGCAACCGACTGTCCATAAATACAAGCGCGCATAGATCAATGACCATGTAAAATCAAATAATATAAAATATAAATAATATTTATAGTATCCATTTATTATATTTTATTCATAATTTTTCATAATTTCATAACTTATTTATTCGATGAATTGTTATTTAGCTGGAACAATCGGTCTAGGGTTGCTAGGCGCCACATTTTACACGATGACGGCTCAGCCCGTTGTAGCAGTCGAGTATCGCAATAAATTAAAGCAGACATCTCTTGACACCTACGACAAAATCGTAAAGGAGCGAAGCACAATTTACTTTCAGGGGCTTATTCTTGGCTTGGTTGTATCGTACATTGTCCTCTTTAGAATATCGCCCATGAAGCAGGTTACAAACATGTTTCACCGGATTACGATGTCCCTGGCAATTGTTGTTCTTGTATCTTCCGGGTATTACTGCATTTCTCCGAAAAGCGACTACATGTTGAACCATGTTACGAGCGGCGAAGAGTCCAAGGCTTGGCTCGAAATGTACAAGACCATGAAACATCGTTACGTTATGGGATTCATACTGGGGTCGTGCGTCGCAATCCCTCTTGTCTACAGTTTTTGTTAAATAAAACAATTACAATCTGGGTATTTTTACGCCCAGAATCGATTGAATTTTATTCACGTGGGTCGGATTGTAAACGCAACCACCCCGCTCAATTTCAGAAATGATGGATACGTCCATATTACATTTTTGAGCGAGCTCTTTCTGGGTGAGTTTTTTCTCACATCGCGAAACGCGTACCGCATCCGACGTTACTTTAGCGATGTATTTTGTTTTTTTCTGGTCATCTTCTGATCCCGATCCCGATCCTAGCGGTTTGGTGATTGCAGCCACGACTGCGGAAGCCGAATTTGAATTTGACTGCGACGGCGCCGATGTCTCGCTACTACTGGTATGCCGTCTCGTCTTGCTCATTGTTACGGTAGTCCAGTCCTGGCAGTCAGGAGCTTGTCGTTCAGGCGTACTGTATCTATTTTTTGTTGACATTGATTGATGGTAGTAATGTAATAATTAATGTAGTAATAAATAATATCAATAAAAAGTGTTTATATTCTTATTCTTTATTCATTATTGATTTTCATTTCAAATAAATTACTCGAATAGTATAGCAAACAAATAAACAACAACAACAACAACAACAACAACAATAAGACAACAAAAATGTCACTTGCATTATTCGCGCAAAGCGTTTCCATTTTAGCACCGATTACAAACTGCATTCAAATGATTCCGCAGTTGTATAAATCGTACCAAAGTCAGCACGTGCACGACTTGTCGATTTATTCGCTGTCTCTATTATTGCTCACAAGCGTACTATGGCTTCTTCACGGGTATTTTATTCAAGATACTTCGCTTATCGTGGCCGGCGTTATAAGCGTGGCCGTGAACGCCATGTTGTTTGCACTATTTTTCAAATATCGTAAGTAAACGAGTAACTGATATAAATGTAAGTATCCATATAGAACAATGTTGACGGGTTAATCCATGTCCTTTTTATTAATATTAAATTCCGTACTATTTGTTGTTACGCTATCCGAATACTTGATTTGCATGAAGTATGTGAACATGGAATACGGGTATAAAAACGAATGGTTCAATGTTTTACTGAGCCTCATGTTTACGCCGTTTTATAGTTGTTTTTTCATACACAAATTTTCATGGGAACAAATCAAATCGTATACCAGTCCAGAAAATCGGCATTTACTGTTATATCCAATAGGAACCGGTATTCTATATACAATCGAGACCGTTACGGTGTTTTTCGCATTGAACACGATAACTCTGAGTTATTACACGATACTGAGGTCAGGGTTTATCATTTTCAATATTCCGTGGTTCAAATACTTGTTGAAAAAACCGGTGACGCGGCTCTATATTGCAAGTTGCGTCTCGCTCGTTATCGCGCAAACCCTCTCCACCACGCAGTACATTATGGCAGCAGAAACGCCTAAGACTGTCATTCGTGATGCGACAATTGTATTATTTTCATGTTTTTTAAATGCGACGTATAACAACCTCATCGAGTATGCAATGCTCCATCACGGAAACCATATTCAAAGTATAGACTTTCAAATCATTTTTCAGTGCACGTATTTGATAATTGCATCACCGTTTGCGATATTTTATACCGTGAAAAATGCGCCGCCGATAAATCCAAGTACGGTAACCATGTACTTTTTTATTGCGTTTGGTCTCCAGCTCTACATGTTCAATAAAATATATATATTAAACACCAGTAAACGAAGCGCAATTCCTGCAAACATTTTATTAAGCGGACTTGATTTGGTGCGTCGCGTTATTCAACTCACATATTCGTTTGTATGGTTCAAAGAACCGTTGGATACAATAATTGGATTATCGGTCATGTTTCTAGGATTATCGGGAAGCATTCTTTTCTATCAATATGTTCACGATTATAGGACGTCATTTAATGATCGGCAACCCCATATCGAGATGAAAGAACTTGACGAAACTTTAGAAGAGGTATAACAATATATATTATATTTATATTGGCATATAATATAAATATAATTATATAGATCATTTAATTAACATGAGTGATAGTAACCTCCGACCTAACAGGTTTGACTTAGAATATAATGCATTAGAAGACGGTCCACTAGTATTTGCAGGTGACGCAGTTTACGGATCAAAGTTACTAGTATCGGGGTCTGTTGATTTTCTAAGTTCAATGACCATGTCGGATTTATTTAACGCATGGGTTACATCAGACGCAAATAAAAATGGAGTTATTCTACCAGGAATGCCGCTTACAAAAGAGGGGCGAACCGAAATACAAAATGGCGATTTTATTGCATCTGCAGCAGCAGCCGGAAATGCATTAGGAGTTCTTACGGTCGTTTCACTGTCTATATTTTTTATCGGAAATTTGTATGTAATCGTGCATAAGCGTCTTGCAGCTCATCATGTGGCAGTAGTTGCGTTACATAAATGTTACAGGCTACTTTCTAGGATAGAAATGTTTTTAAAAACTACACAATTATATTGTGAGCGTTATTATTTTCAAATAGATTCTATAGAAATAGAAGAAGACATAATCAGCATATTTAAACTAATAGATACGATCACAAATAGAGCCGATGTTCAAGATGTATACAACAACATAACGCAAGGACGAACGTTTAAACTCGAAACGGTTAATCAGGCTGTTGTTCCCATTCCAGTTCGACTGGATGCTGCCGATAACCCTGGTATGAGAGAACGGATTGAAAATCATATTAAAAATTTTGGCAGTAAGATTAGCATGGTTGGCAGTAAGATTAAAAAAGCGTGGAATGAAACTACTTGGGAAGGATTTAAAAAAGGAACTCGAGAGACATTTGAAGGGATCCATCGAGTTACAACAAATATAGCCGAGTGGTCTATCCGTTTTGACTCTATTATGACAGAGCTGAATAGTCACTTTACGCTATTAGTTAGTGAATTTTTTATGCTACTCAATCTCCATCAGTTACAGCATAATGATAAGTATAACAAGGATTTCGCCAAGTTCATTTTAACTGAGATGAAAAGTAATAACCCAGTGTTGTGTATAAAACTTCAAATCATGCTTGCACCGCTTCTTAGAGCCAGAATTGTATTAGTTTCTTGCGCATTAAGTACTAACACTCCTCTTTGCCGCGAAACTATAAATGCAGAAATGCAAGAGCTTGACAAGGCCACTGGGCTTGGGTCGACAATTAATGCTTATTTAAAAAAAATAAGTCGTCTTTACAAAACGGGTGCTAAAACTATCAATGTTAACCTTTTTATTGGGATGCTAAGGCGTGCAGTGAACCTTGTCGAAGCTAGTGTATATTACAAGGATATTATCCGTATCTCAGACTTTGCAGATCTAGAACCAGTCATACATGATATCAAAAGAAGTTTAGTTGAACCAGTTGACCAAGGTAAAATTAACGATATACTTAAAAATTTAGAATATATAAACAGGATTATTCTGCGTTGCGGAGATCCTAACTTATTACCATTCCAAATGGATCAACGTTCTGAAATTGATACTACGGTACCAGACGAATCGGATATTAGCCGAGTGTATGAACGGCAAGTTTTTTTTTATGATCGAGACCTATCTGGTTCCGATTCTAGTAATATGCGAACGTACAGTAACATATTGAATGAACTATGTGAAAAACTCAAACAAATGAAAAGGCCCGTCGACAATCTTTCATATGATGTTGTATCGCACTTCCGTGAACCGCGTGCCGTTACTGACAGACGAGTACATGAAATGTATCATGGAAACGATCGGATGATCACCGAAGTTGGATACACACAGTCTCAATATAATGAATTATACAAGTATGTAATGGATATCGACCCAAGTGCTTCGAAAGGCAGATCGATATCAGAATTCCGTGGACGAGGAGTAGCCGCATGTATAATGTTACTGGTTTGCATTGATGTTCAAGCTATAACTGTTGATGGTGTTATTGTTGATGCAATCTGTAAAAAATGTGAATCGCTTATTCAAAGCGTAAAAGACCCCAAAAGAACTGCTACATATGCAGCTATGATATTTACAACTACAGCGGTTAGTCAATCTGATAAGCATATATCCAGTGTAATTGAACGTATACTTAATAGCCAAGTAGGTATTAGGCAAAGTAATAGACAACAAGTTCGAGGCGGACCTGCTATGCCGGCTGCTGCTGCTGCTGCTGCTATGTCGGCTATACGAGAAGAAGACCCAACATCAGATGAAGAAATAGATTCTGACAATGGGGCTGGCGTGGGTCAGAGTCAGAGACTACTAGGAAAATCGCTAAAATCGAACTCATCGAAACCGAATTCGGCAAAAGGTGGAAAAACCAGGAAACCCATGATGCGTACGCGTAGAAAACATAAAAAACAAATTCAAGTTACACGAAATAAAAAACAAACACGGATCTTGAAGGTAAAAAATAAACGACGATATACTCGACGACATAGTTAATATATCGAGTTGATTTGTCTATAAAAAATATTAAATATAAATTTATAAATAATTAATATTAAACTTAAACAATTAACACTAACGATCAAATGCAGTTATGGTTCATTGTAGCGCATTCACACCTTCAAGGTATTTCGATGAATGGGCAAATTCCGTGGCGGTCTAAAAAAGATTCAAAATTTATGCGAGAGATAACAACCGCCCCAGGTATAAAAAATGGACTTTTAATGGGTAGAAAAACATTCGAATCAATTGGCCGGGTTCTTCCAAACCGGGAAACAATCGTCGTTACGCAAACGCAACAAACGCAAGCAATAACAACAGACCATCTTCATGTTCATCTTCATACGGCGGCATCAATACATGAGGCAATTCAAAAGGCCGAAAACGAACTTTCACTGGATGTGTTGTGGATTTTTGGCGGGGCGTCAATTTATGACCAAGTTCTTGAAGACCCTAACTTGCGTGAAAGGGTGGATGGATTATTTATAACAACCGTACCTGAATGCGAGTGTGACACGTTCATTCGAACCAACTTGTGTGATTTTATCCTATCCCGTCCGGACTACACGCTCGTAGCACATGTGGTTCTGGAACAGTTTGAAGACGGTCCCGTTGAACTCAGCGCATTTTCTAAACTACCTATGGAAAAGATGCACCCAGAATGGAAGCTGATTTTGAATAGGAATCAAGATAACTAGCGCCTACCGCCTACGTTTCTTGCACGTAAATCTTGGAGGCGTTAGACCCTTTCTTCCGTATACGCTGCGCTTACATATGGCAATCGAGTCTTTGTATGCGTGCAAGTCCTTACTAGCACTAGTTGAATGCCCTTTATAAAGAGCGTTCACGCATTTACACATTTTATCGTTAAGTATATCCTTGGTTTTTTTCCGTAATATGCTTAACTGTTCGGTACGACTAAACGGGTTTTTATAAAACCGCAAAATTCGTTCGCATTTTCGTCTTGTCAATTGTCTATCTGACCGAGATATAGCTGGCATTTTATATTTGCTACTAAACTCTCTAAATAAATGTAAAATATAAAATATAATTTATAAACTATAAGTATATAAATAAAATAAAATGAAACATGATCCTCCTAATGCGTCAAGTGTAATGCGTATTGCGGTGTTTGATATGGATGAAACACTGGGGACATTTTCTGATTTAAGCGAATTTATTTATACGCTTGCCCGAATATTAAAACTAGTCCATACCAACCCAGACAAGGTCATTCAGGATAATTTTAATGCCATTGTTGACCTGTATCCAGAGGTCCTACGTCCAAAAATAATGGACACTATGCAATTTCTTGTAAAAATGAAGCGCGTTCACAAGTGCGACCACGTTATGATATACACGAACAATACCGGCCCGCGCGAATGGACGGAGAGCATTAAAAACTATTTCAATTATAAAAGCGGGGTCTCATTGTTTGACCGCGTAATTGGTGCATTCAAGCGTCCGAATGGAGAGACGGTCGAAGTGAGACGTACCAGTCATGATAAAACCTACAACGATCTGGTTCGATGCACCAACTTGGAAGGGAAAATTGAGGTGTTTTTTGTAGACGACCGGGCGCATCCTGGGATGCATACGAGCAACGTATACGTGATTGAAGTCAAACCATACGAACGCAGAATTAACCAGTCTGTTTTTATAAAAAGGTTTATGTCAAGTCCACTGTATCATTCTCTCGGTATTGCAACGTCGCAACCCGCAGCATTCAAGTTGAACCGCATCCTTGAGAAGAAATCCCAGTTATCCCTATCGGGTGCGGAATATAGCGACGATGAACGCGAAGTAGATGCGCTCGTTGGTGAAACGATACTTGAAAAGGTGAAATGGTTTTTCGATTCAGAAAGGAGGTCGCCACCATCGCCGCCTAAATCTGACTCCAAAACAAATCCAAAAAAGACAATGCGACGCGGGAGAGGAGGACGAACCAAAACTAGACGACGTAACTAGATAGATGGAGGGGGCGTCAAGCGCCCACTACGCAATGCTTAAACCCCTCTGCGCATATGGTGGGCTGGAGGGTCTGAGGGGGGCTCTGCCCCCCTGAGATGAACTGAATTAAAATATTTTTATATCCTGTATAGATTTCATCACGTCGTCTTTATTAAACTTAAACTCATTAAACGGGTTTCGAAGCGGGTTTTTTATTTGTTCCATAACGTGCGTGTACGCAATTGACGTGAACGATGTAGTGAGCAGTAAGAAAATCGCGGATGAAAAAACGACATCGGCGTCAAAGTCGGTAAAGTCTTCGCCCTTCGATCGCATAAACGGGTTGAATCGCGCGATTAAAAAAAAGCACACGTAGTACTTCAATCCATTTTGAAGCACTGTGAGATACTCGGGAATTTTATCGGACAAATTCATATTGGGAAGTCCGCCTAAAATGGCGAGCAGTAGCAGTCCGTATAATACATACGAACCATAAAGGATTGTATAGTATAAAATTTTGTACCAAACCATATTTGTTATTATGGTATTTTTGTTATTGTTATATTGTTATTTTGTTGTTTTATAATATTATTATTAATTTTATAAATTAAACTAATTATTTAACTAATAAAAACTCTATTACTATTATTATTTATTATTATCTAGCATACATGAGACCGCAATTCCCTGATACAAATGTTAACACATTGTAGCGCTCTTCGATAAGAACCAAGTCGAACATGTAATTGTAAATGCGCCAGTTGGTTTTATTCACACCAATCGGCAGTCCGGTTGTAGGGTCGCATATCATGTGAAACGACGCGTTCGGATCCAGTGACGGGTATATTGTCGACAGTTCCAGTTCAACTTGCGTGAACTTACTCATATTGACCGCACCTGATGGTTGCAGGTCGTTCGGGTCGGTGTTCAAGCAAAAATTATAGCAGTACACTCCAGGCGGCGAATTCCCTTTGGTGCGTACGTATTTTTCCACATAATTGTAAATTCCAGCATCCAGAATATTCTCTCGATATTTTCCATTGAAAATGATCCCCATCGTATTAAGAATTTCTCGCTGATTCTCGGGTTCAAATAGCCCACTGGTGTACAATCCGGTGCGACGATTGCTGGTCGCGGGTAGTTCCAGCCGCCCGGCTTGATCCATGCACGGGTTACGACCCGGTCCAATGTGATACGAGGTCCGGGTACTTAGAGCTTCGCCTGTAACCGTAGACACTTGAAGTGGCCTCCATCCTTCTATTGCTCGTCGATCCGAAGAAAATTCTGATTCAGCCGGTTCAATGTCGTGCGGCAAGTACTCGTACGGCCAGTTCGTATAATTGCTCCACTCGTTTCGCATGAACGCATCACTTCGTCGGAAAAAAAACATCCAACTGGATACCATCCCCAACGTATTTTCCAATTTTATGCGCGTGTTTCCAGTAACGTCTTTATGCTCCCATTCGTAAACGGCCTTTATCAAATACTTTTGTTCATTTGCGGCAAATGCGGCAGTCTCTTCGGCCGATAAGAACCCGTATGTCGCGATCATATGCACATCGGCATTCCAGTCGGTTCGCGTATCGGTATACGAAGACGGCCCCAGCTCCACATCCGGCGGCGTTTGTAAAAACCGGTAAAACTGGTGCTCGTTCAGTGTATAGTTGGACTGTACATATGGCCACTCGTTTTCTGGATCGGTTACGTCGCGAATGGTGTACAGTTCCTTTACGGGGCGCAGCGTGACGTCGATTTGAAGGGTGTTGTATTGCAAACATACCAAGGGAAACGCCATTTGGCTGCTGGTGGTAAACCACGTGTTGATTGGAATGTAGATTTTACGACCGCGAATGGAGGGTTCCGCACCGCGCTGGCTCGGAGTGTAGTATGCATTAGGGTACTGATTTACGCGGGCACCGTAGCAGCCCGGGTCATTCAGTTCCGGTACGTTGCCGGTCATTTCGCTATAAAGCTCCTGTTTTTCAGCGGGATAGTCGCGCTGCATCATGGAGAGAAGATAACTCCCCGAAAACTTTTGAAGAATTTGGCCGCCTACGGATACCGTGATGTCTTTGATCATATGTGTACCCAAATGCTTTATCCATTTGAACTCGTACGGCGCCCATTTATCATTTTCGGTTTTAGGCGGAAATATGGGGCTCCAAATCGTGGGAATGGTTACGCATATGTACGTATCCATAAGCAGTTCGGCATACCGAGGCATATAAAACGTGAATTTAGATTCTTCCGACATTCGAAGTTTACGCTGTCCATCGAAGTCTATTCTGAATTTCTGGAGCCCGAAATTTGTGTACTTTTTATATGTGCTTTTAAAAAATGATTTTTTCGGGTTTCCGTTCAGTATCGTGTTTTGATTTCCGTACGCGATGATGTTTAGTAATCCGCCTGGCATATTGATATTTTGATAAAATGTATATAGTTGCCTTTCTAAACTATATTTTATTTTGTTTTTTGTTATTTTGTTGTTTTCTTGTTATTTTTGTTGTTATAATATAGTAGATAATATAGTAGAAAGACTTTTAATAACTTATACAATAAATTCAATATGCCGGAGATGGGAACGGATCCTGTCACAGAATCAGTCGGGGACAAATTGAGTCGAGTGGCTTCAGCTACCGGAGCCGCTATAAAGGGGATGCGGCCAAATGTTGCGCATATGGGCGGGTTGATAATCAATTCCGTGCTGGCAATTATATTTATTTGGCTGGTTGTTTGGACTCGAGGGAAAAAGGAGACAAACGATAACAATATGATAGCGCAGTATGAAAAATCGTCCAAGCCAGGATCTATAAACGATTTTGACGAGAAATACAGTTACTTGCTTCGAGATTATTATATGATGACCGCATATAATTGCTGCTGTTCGGGCGAGTACGCGTCGGACTTTGTTTCAACGGCTGCATTGGAAACCGTGATAAAGCAGGGCGCGCGCGTTCTGGATTTCGAGATATACTCGGTCGAGGGCGTACCGGTTGTAGGCGCGTCATCGCAGCCCGAATTTACGATGAAAGAAGTATACAATTACGTACCGTTCGCAGAAGCGATAAAGATTGTGAGCCAGCTAGCGTTTTCAGCAAACGGGGCTCAAAATTCTAGTGATCCGCTATTTTTATGTCTTCGAATTAAGAGTCGAAACATTATGATATACCAATCAATTGCAGATATTCTTAAAACCAACCTTTCACCCAAATTGCTCGATCCTCGATTCGCGTACTCGTTTCACGGCGAAGACCTTGGTAAAATCAAGCTTACCAGCTTGATGAATAAAGTAATTATCATTATTGATGAAACCCCGGGGTCAGACAGTAATACAAACACTCGAGAAATATATAAGCGCACGCCTCTTTATGAATACGTGAATGTGACCGTTACAAATGGCACGTCAAAATACACGTTTAAAGAACTGGCAGATTCGAATAATAACACGATTAAAGAAGGCGCAAAGAAGTCTCTAAAATATGTCGTTCCTGAACGCTCGACCAAATCGGAAAACATATATGATGCAACTATTCCGTTCAATAACGGGTGTCAAATGGTTGCTATGGCGTTTCAAAGCGATGATGCGAACATGGTAGCCTACCTTAAAAGATTCCAGGATTTTGGTTCCGCTTTTATCTTGAAACCGCCCGAGTTAAGATACGTTCCTATTGTTTTGAAAAATCCCACCCCAATTGATCGGACAGAAACACTCACGTCAGAAAAGACGGCTACGACATCAATGGGAACCGATTATACCATGTAGGGGGCGTCAAGCGCCCCCTTAAACCCCTCTGCGCCCCCAGTTTAAGGGGGACATAATAGATATTCAAGTATTTTAAATATTTTTAAATATTAAATGATAGTTAAAATTTATAATTTTATATTCTATAATAATATAGTATAGAATATATGCCCCGTATTCATGCCAACCTATAATGACTCGAAAAACATTGAAGATCATGAAATTGATTTATTAAGAAATGCGGTAGACAAAATAGAGTCTAGAAGCGGTAAAAAGGTCGCGCAATCCCCCGAAGTTAAAAAAATTATAGGCGGGGTTGAACGGTTTTTACGTGAAAAAAAACTCGTTTGTTATGGAGGAACCGCAATTAATTCAATTCTTCCCGAAAAGTATCGATTTTATAATAATGATATTGAAGTCCCGGATTACGATTTTTATTCACCCAATGCGTTAGAGGATTCGAAAGAGTTGGCCGATATTTTTTTTAAGATGGGGTACAATGAAGTGGAATCCAAATCCGGATCTCATCCCGGTACATTCAAGGTGTTTGTCAATTTCATCCCGGTTGCAGATATAACTCACATGGACACGGCTCTGTTTAGCGTATTGGCCGCAAAGTCGTACATAAAGCACGGAATACGATACGCGCCCACCAATTTTTTACGAATGGCGATGTATGTTGAACTTTCTCGCCCGGAAGGCGACGTATCGCGATGGGAAAAAGTTCTAAAGCGCCTTACGCTTTTGAACAAAGTGTATCCTATGAAACTAATAAATTGTTCCAGGTTTGAAATGGAAATGCAGAATCGCAACAACACGAATGAAACACGACTGCCGGATTCTAATTCTAATTCTAGTTCTAGTTCTAGTTCTAATTCTAATTCTAGTTATAAACGCGTAGATAAAAAAATATATGACATAACTCAAAAAGTTCTTATGAACAGCAGTGTCGTATTTATTGGAGGATTTGCCGATATTTTATACAGTAAGTACTTACCCAAGAGCGATCGACATAAACTTTCCAAACAGCCGGAGTTTGACGTTTTGTCAAACAATCCCGAAGAATTGGCCAAACTTATAAAACTGACACTGAAGACAAACGGGTTTGAAAACATCACGATTGAAAAGATGCCCCCAATTGGAGAAATCATTCTGGACCATTATAAAGTCGCGGTAAATTCGAACATTGTCGCGCTCATTTACAAACCCACCGCGTGCCACAGCTATAATACGATCAAGTTGAATACTCAAATCATCAAGGTTGCCAGTATCGATACAATGCTCATGTTTTACTTGGCGTTTTCATATGCCAAACGCTACTATTACAATCGCGACCGACTGCTTTGCCTGGCGGGAATTTTATTTTACATTCAAAACAAAAACCGCCTTAGTCAGTCTGGCCTTTTGAAGCGGTTCGGTAGCTCGTGTTATGGGAAACAAGAGACATTGGAATCGCTTCGTAGAGATAAAGCGGTCAAATACCAAGAATTGAAAAATGATAAGTCGAACCCCGAGTATCAAAAGCTGTTTTTACGATACGTTCCGTTTGAGCGGGCTAAAACCCGCGTTCAAAAAATACGAAGACGTAAATCGCAATTAAAACGTAAAAAAATGAGCGTGCGAAATCGGTTACCAACAAGGTCTCGGTCTCGGTCTCCGTCTCGGTCTCGGCGGTCTCCTACCCGTTCTCACTCTCATTCAATTGAAAAAGTAGATATTACCCCAATCGAAATGAATGCCGTAGACACCAGCGACGCTACTACGAAGACAGAACCTGTAACATATGTCGTAAACAGTCAGGCACTGTCTCGACTGAAGACAAAGACGGTATCTGTATCTAAAAATAAAAATAAATCAAAGTACAAAAATACAAAACGGAAACGGTTTGCATAATGAATATAATGAATATAGGAATATAGGAGTGTACTATAGGACAATAGAAAGAATATAAAAATAACATCGTAAGTAAGATTATTGTATTCATTATTATATTCATTTTTCATTTATATTTTTATTCATGGCCTCTGCGACTTCTACTTCTACTTCTGATGAAGTTATTCATATTAGTAAAGACGCGGTCATGCGAGTTCTAAGCGATGTACGAGAAATGATTCGGTTTCCCTTGCACGATGAAGGAATTTATTACCTGCACGACGATGAAGACATTCTTACGGGGTATGCAATGCTGTACGGGCAGCCCGGAACCGTTTATTACGGCGGGTACTATTTTTTTAAAATTAAATTTCCACCAGACTACCCTCATAAACCACCCACTGTGACGTTTCTTTCGAATGACGGCACAACTCGCTTACACCCTAACTTTTATAAAAATGGGTACGTGTGTTTGTCGATTTTAGGTAACTGGCGAGGAGACCAATGGAGCGGATGCATTACCCTGAAATCAATTCTGCTTACAATGATTTCGATTTTGGACGCGAAACCCATGCTTCATGAACCCGGAGTAACCCCGACCCATGCCGAGTTTACAACGTATCATCGCATTATCGAATACAAGAACATTGAGTTTACACTTTGTAAACTTTTAGACGAACGAGAATTTGGGCGATACATTATTATCCCGGACACGTGTCGCCAACACTATATAAAAATCATGCGTGAGTTGTTTACGAAACATCGAGACGGTATCATATCCCATGTAGATGAAATTGTAAAACGAGAGAGTTCACCCGCGTCTGCTCCAGTGAGTCTTATAATGTCCATGTACGCCATGAACGTTAAAGCGGATTATCAGAGGTTAAAAGAAGTACTTGCAACATTACTAAAATAAAATGAATGAAATATACTCATTCTCATTATTTACGTGATATATGTATGTATTAAGTATTTTTAATTTAAACTGTATTTTTTTTATCATTTATTAGTAGAGTAGTGAATTAAATAACAACAACAAATAAACGAAACATCATAAATGCCGGTTTTTGCCCAGACATGCCGACGAGGCCCAACCGAGGCGCGATCTCAAGCTCGAGATCCGATAAGTGAAAGTATAGCAAGAACTGGGTCTGGTCCCGAATATAGAGAAGACGATGATTCAAGGTATTCTGAAGATTCAAATTTAAAAGATGCGGTAAAATCCGCTACAAATCTACGACAATTACAAACTTCAAATATTGATAAATATTTAGCAGCGACTGGCCAATCGGGGAGGCACGGATACGCTGGAACAAATAGGACCATTACAGTTGGAAATACTAATGTCACCAAGACCGGGTATATCACTGATAAAGGCCTTTTCAAGTCATGGGCTAATGAAGAAATGATGCGTAAGTCGTCTGGGAAATATGGCTGCCCCGTTATAGCGCAAGGTGCGCCAGGTGCACTGTCAGGATACTCGTTTCCAGGGTCAAATTCTGGAATATACGTTGGAGCGGCAATTCTTCAAAATCCAGAACCTACTACGTCCACCCCGGCCATTTTTGTCGGGTCGGATATGACAAATGCAAGTGGCAATCTTATTCCAGCCTGCGGAAATGAAGGCATCAATGTACAAGTGGTATACCCAGGAAAAGCAACTGGAATCAGTTATCTCGGTACATATAATATTGGAACATCCTCTAGCACGGGATATGAATTACAGGACGATATAAAAAATGTTACGTTTCAAAAGTGCATGGAGCGCGCCGAGGATAAAGGCATGTCCTTATTTTCCTACACTGCAAATAAATGCTATATTAATCAAAATTCACTCTCCGATGCAAAGTCTGCAGGTCTAGGACTTGAATTAAAACCAGCAGACCCAACTTCATTACCAGGCGATTATCGTGGGGGGCAACAGCTTCTTCATTTTGGTAAAGATGGTACGTTAAACGTACTGAATAGTAGAGAGCCATCGAGTGGTCTAGGAAACATTATATACAATTTCGGGTTAGCTACGCCAATTCCCCAGTGCGATTTTAAGGAAGGTGGCGTTATTATGAAAATTGGAGGTTCATGGGGGTTAAACTGTAACGATATAGAAAAAACGTACGTGGCAGAGCAGAAACTATTTGACAGCTATAGATCAAATGATGGTGGAAAATATGCATCATTACGTGACATTATAAAAACTAGAAACGCGAGGGATTTAAGGTATGAAGCAGTATATGAGCCTCCAGTAACCCCTAAACGAACTTGCAATAGTGTAATGGGGAAAGCGTGCGGAAACAGTGATGGAGTGTTTGAAGAATGGCAACGACGCGGGGGCTCTTGTCCAGGCTATTCTCGTGCAGCATCAAGGTGTACTACTGGGTGCGAATACGATGCCGGATGGGGCAGGTGGTGGTGTTTATAAATTTATTTTTTTTATATTTATTATTATGCGTCGTTTCGTTGCGATTGGCTCTTGATGAAATTAAATATTATTAAAATATAAAGTATTAAGTTAGTTATTTATATTATATTATAGATTTATTAAATAAAATATGGGTGCCGGTTCAAGTAACGCTGTTAGCCGAGCTATTTCTCAGGCAAGTATTTCTCAGGCAAGTTTTGTTCAGCCTCCTAGTAATGGACCTTATAATGCATTCGGAAAAGTGGATGTAAAGTATAAACCATATAAGGTCACTGCTAATAATGCATCGGATCGTTTACAACCGGGTCTCAAGCTGAATGAGTTTAGATATACCCCTCCGACCGGGTTTGATCCTGCAGAAGGATGTAGTAAAACACTCGATGTAATGCACACATGTGGGAAAGCTGCTGCAGTTACTACGGTTATTCCAAAATTTGGAGACAACAAGGATACTGACCAGGCATTTTTTGATTGCAAACCACAGGCTACTACGTGTGAAAATTATAGAGTTGAAGTAACAACCAAAGGCCGTGTTTTATTCACATATAGAGGAGGAGCACTTATAAGGGAACATTTTACCACCAACTCAACTGAAAATGTTAGCGAACATCAAAACCGCGACCAGCCTGAAAATCACATCAAGGAAATAAATCAAATGGTTTTGAATGACGCGTTACCGTCAAGTATGAATTTTAAACGAAAATATATACAGTACATGTATCCAGGCCAGTCTCTTGGACCGGGAGAATACATATGTTCCAACACAGGGAACTGCTTTTTTGGACTTGATCCAGTTGATTCAAAATTTAAAATATTTACAATTAAAATACGATCTGATAAAAAAACTATCACAGTTAATGACCAGAACGTAGAGGTACTAGAAGGTTTCAATGATTCGGGTACTAAGATCTCAGGAGCATTATATGAATTAAACGGCGTAGACACTAAAAATCTTAACGAGGTTGCGAATATTTCAATTGATGGTAGAAAGCGAATGTTCGGTACGAATACATTGAAATTGGGTAATAAATATACTGAAATTATAAATACTGAACCTTCTGGAAAAAAAATTACATATGATAATCCCGGGAACGACCTTGAAGCCATTACCAATGAAAGCGGGGATATTAATTATTGCTTCGATCGTTGTTCGTCTCGCCCAGACTGCGGAGGTTTTGTGGTTGACAGTACCGACCCCGATAAATGTTTTTTAAAAGACAAGGGTATATTTCCAAGCGCGAATCGCGTAAGAGACGTTGATAAGAAATTGTATAAACGACTTTATACTCCAAACAATGTATCGGAATCCTGCATGAAGCCGGATAATAAGAACGTGGTTGCAATCGATAGTATATTATTGGACCATTATCCATTGGATAAAAATAGTCGTAGAGTGACAAAAGATACACTCTGTGGTTCAGACCAGTTGCTTGAAGCTCCGTCAAAAAGACTGCGCGATATTGAAGAGGGTGCAATAGCATCATTTATGACAACGATTACAAACAAACTGAACAAGGCATTCAACGTAATGATGCAGTATGATACCATTCAAAGTGGCGAAGAAATGAAGGTAAATGATCGAATTGATAGGTATGATAAAGTCAATACCAAAATAAAGTCAATACTGAAAAAGCAAGATACCATTGACGGCATGGAAGAAGATACATATATACTAGTTATCAGTGAGACGTATAAATACATTATTTGGTCCATTATTGCAGTTATCATTATTATGGTAATTGTAGTTTACGGCGACGTATCAAACTATACAACCAACATAACAAGTACATTGGGTAATTTTTTTAAGTCATCCTCGTCCTCGTCATCATCATCATCATCGTCGGATCAAGACCAATAATAATCTTAAATAGATAATTAAATTTAACTATCTATTTACTATTTACTGTTTAAGTACAATTGTTTTCGTCGTGGTATCTGACGGCGCGCCCGAGGATGCCGCTCCTGATGTTGTCGCCGTTGTCGCGGGTTGCGGTCCAGCTTGTACCATCATGGGCTGCATCGGCATCGGCATCTGCATTGGCATCTGCATTGGCATCTGCATTGGCATCTGCATCGGAATTACCATCGGCGATACAGGGGAACTTGCCGTATACGGAGGCGAATACATTCCATAACCATAAGGTGACTGTGGGGAATAGCTGCCACTGAGATTCATCAAGGGTGTCGTTGCCGATTCGCCAACACTTGAAGCCGGACTGGATATGATATTGGTGGTGATTGATTTAACAAGCTGTTCATCGGCTAATTGTTTCGTGAGTCGTTCTTTATCCGACTGGAGTTTCACAAGTTGTCGAACCAGACGTTCAAGTTCCGACAAGTCTTCTTTTTGATACTCTTTTTCTCCGCTATCCACATTCACACTGCGTTGTTCAATTTGCTGAACCTTCATTTCAATTGCCGATATTTGTTTTCCAACATTTATCAACTGTGAATGGATCACAGCGACCGAGTTGCCTTCAAAGATTTCAGATTCATCATTAATACCCGTTTCCGTACCCGTTTCCGTTCCGGTAGCGCCCGTGTCAGTAACCGCTTCAGACGGTCTAAGAAACGGGATTCTCGGATACTTGTCGCTTTTGAATTGCAATAAATATTCTTGCGCAAGTTTCAGATTATCTCGGGTAGGCTCCGGGAACAGTTTTAGAGCCGCAACTTTATCCTCCGTTTCAATCTGTTTTGTCGACGCCCATTTATTCTTTGGGCCGGGATTCCATCCTTGCGGATACCGGTTGGGGTACCGGCCTTCGTGTTTAGTAGTGTGCCAGAATTCGGTCGGTTTACCCGATTCATTTGTAACAATCGATGCAAACGTTTCACCGTAGCGATCCCCCAATTCCGGCAGTAACATCCATCCATGTTCTTCAACTAGACGGATGCTTTCAGGAACTGCAAGACCCACCGTTTCCGGAAAGTCGCTATCCTTCTTATTAGACCCCTTTGCTTTCTTAGTTCCTTCCCGACGCTTGTTTGGATTCGTTGCAATTGCAACTTCATCCTCGTCGTCCTCGTCCTCGTTGTCATCAGCATCGTCCTCATCCTCGTCATTACCGCGATCGCGATCATCGCTTGCATCTAGACTAGTTTTTAAATGCGCAACCATACTGGGTTTCAAATTTTCAACTCCCAGGACTCGCGCAGTCTCCATTGCAGCCGTCGATAAGTCGCTTCCAGGTTCTTTCATTAACAGTTCAATGTTTTTAGAGGACGCCATGCTTTCAATGCTGTCAATATTGGCGTCCGTGATGATGCGCATTTGAACGTTGAGTAGCAGCAGTTCTTGTATCAGCAGTTTCAGCGAATAAGGAATATGGACGACACTGAACGAACGCCCATGGCGCGTAACGTTTACCACCTGCGCCGATTTCAGTTCGGTCATATTGCCAGCATATTTTATGGGACCGTCTGCCATCGGGCTAATAAACAGATCCTGGGACTCGTTATAAACAGCAATCATTCCCGTCGTGTTGCATATTGCAAGATAGTATTGATCGCCACGTTTCATCATCGATTCTTGCAAAAACCGCGATGTTCCGTGCGATATAATGGAATCGCGTTCCATTTCACCCACGCGAAGACCACCATCGTTCGCGCGCCCTTGTACCGGCTGGCGGGTTAGCGCCGTATTTGGCCCGGTTCGGCGATAGTTTATTTTATCTTTTACCATTTGTTTCAGGCGCATATAGTACGTTGGGCCGATGAAAATATCCGATTCAATCTGTTCGCCTGTCATGCCGTTATAAAGCACTTGGTTGCCGCTTGGATGAAATCCTTTATCGGCGAGTATATCTCCGAACATCTTTCCACGGGTTGCCGGGTCAGTTTTTGAAAAGGCGGTACAGTCGCCGAACGTACCCGTAAAAAGACACGCCTTGCCAACCAGCGTTTCAATCAATTGGCCCACCGTCAAACGCGATGGAAAGGCGTGAGGATTGACAATAATATCAGGGCGAATTCCGTCCGAAGTAAACGGCATATCGCACTCGGGTACAATGACCCCCACCGTTCCCTTTTGTCCGCACCTGGAACAGAACTTGTCGCCCACTGCGGGGAGACGGTGTTCTCTCACCCGCACTTTAGCAATCCGCGTCCCTTTCATTCCTTCGGTGATATACGTTCGATCCACATATCCCAGTTGCCCCTTTTTAGCGACAGTGGGTACCGTAAAAAGATCGGGCTCCCCGGTCCCAGCCTCGCCCCGTTTCAATTTTCCAATTACGACCACCTTTTCGGTAAGTTGCGTGTTTTCCTTCACAATACCGGACGCATCCAAATGCCGGTAATCGTGTTCATTGTTCACCCCGCGCACCGACGCGCTGACCGAGTTTGAAAAGAAACTTTTCGCTTCTGATCCCGGTTCCGGATCATCTTCTTCGCAGTCTTCGTACATGTTGTAATACGTGATATTGAAAAGCCCACGTTTTATTGCGGCTTCGTTGAAAAGAATGGAGTCTTCCACATTGTACCCGTTATAGCACGCGATTGCCACAATTGCATTTTCGCCGTTGGGGTGCTGCTCGTTGTTGATGTACTCTAAAAGACGACTTTTCACGAGCGGGATTTGTCCATTATTTATCACCATACTCATTTTATCGATACGCGAAGAAAAGTTGGTATGGAACACGGAAGCGGTTTGTTTTGCTTGCCCGCACCCGAACGCGTCTCTTGGAAACTGGTTGTTTTCCACAAACGCAATCTGATTCCCCATCACACCCAAAATAAGAGCCGGATGTATTTCAAAGTGTGTAAATGCTGATGACGTCGAAGACGATGACGCGCCTGTATCTCTCTCCTTTTGCCGAAGCTGTTTTTGAGTTTTAAGTTCGGATGCGGATACTTCGAGATCCATGCCTATGAACGCCGACTCCGTTTCAGACTGGTCGAGATATTCTACGATGGACTGGTTACGCCGAAGCCGGGAAATCAGGCCCTTGGTTGTACCTTGTTGTTGTTGATCCCCTGAATCTTTTTCTTTTTCTCCGTGAATTCCGTACAGTGCATCCATTTCATAAAACTCATAGGTTTCATAGTTGAAAGACGGTATCACTTTTTGAGCCGTTCCGCAAACCAGATCAGCCCATGTCCATTTTTCAACCTCCTTCGCATTCTTTATACTGTGTCGCAACATTCGAATGTAGCTCGGTATCGGCACGGGTACCGATATTTTTTTATGCGTCATTGCTTTCGCACCCGTATCCGTATCGGTTGGGTCGTTGTCGGCATCCAGGTCAAGGTCAACATCCAAGTCGCCGTAATCGTTGTAAAAAAGAGGACGACACAACCGCCCGGCATCTGTAAAAATGTGAATCTCGTTTACAGAATACCGCCAGCTGATGCTGATAAATACGGGAATGAGAGCCACTCTGCGACAAAATTTAAAGGTCTGAACCAATTCAACCGGTTTATTTGTAACTGCCCACAAGGTCCCGTTAACCAGAACTTTGGTTAACTGAATGAGCTGTTTGGGGGAACATTCGTCTACAAAGCGCACAAAGTTGAAGTCACGTAGCCAGTTGATTACGGGCTGCGCCGAACAACCGCTCGTGATGTGCGCCGTAAGAGATAGGTGTTTATGCAAACCCGTGTTTGCACCATCCGGTACATCGACCGGGTCGATCATTCCCCACTGCGACGAGTGAAGCAAACGCGGTTTTACCAGCGTTTCACTCCCCAGTTCCAGGTTTATTTTACGCAAATGCGAGATGAACGAATTGTACGACAGCCGATTCACATCTTGAACGATTCCAACCCGTTTTGTTTGCGTGGTATCTCCCCACCGACCTTTAAATGCGCGCCGAATACCGGTTTCCAGTTCCAGTTCCTTGAAATGCGTTTGGTACGTGCTCGAATTCAACATATTCAAAAACCCGACGCCCTGGTACTTTCCCGTATCTTCGTAGTAATACATTTTATCAATCGACTGTCGAATGGATTTCACTTGTTTTTTATAGTATTCGCGAAACAGGTCGTACAGCAGCGCACCCGACGTGTCTACACGTTTATTAAGAAAACTGTCGCGATCCGTGGGAAGGTCGATTTTCGCCACGACGCGGATCAGTTTATTAACAATGTAGCCCAACATGTACGCCTTGTGCTGGTAATTCATCTCGCCAACTTGTGGCAAAAAGTAATCACTTAAAATTTCGTGCGCGCAAATAATTGTTTTTTTAGGTGTGGCATTTTTATCGTTTCCGAGTTTGGTGAGCATGCCAATAAACGCAAGCGCTTGTTGCTGGGTGAAAATACGATTTGCATCGTGTATGGACGGAACAAACAGTTCCAGTAAAGACTCATTTGAATCTATGTCGTAGATGCAATGCTCTAAAATGGATTTATCGCTCTCAATTCCGAGGGCGCGCATTACAATAAATAGGGGCACCGGGCTGCGAACGTTGGGTATAAACACAACAATGTTTCCGTGTGTATGCGACGGAGTGGGAGCCTGTACGCGCACCGACATGGTGCGTACCGGTTTAGACGGATCTTCGGATACGGTGCGAATGTCTGCAGAATGTGTGTACACGTTACCGCTAGTTTCGCCCTCCACGCCCAGCAAGCGAACGTTGATAAGGTTGTCTGCGAATTTTTCCTGGCAAATGATGAGTTTTTCTTTACCGTCGATAATGAAGTAGCCGCCTGGATCGTTTCTGCATTCTCCCATGTAGTAGCGCGCATGGGCGTCTAGCCCCTTCAAAATACAAAAATCGGATTGGACCATAATGGGAATCTTTCCCATATAGACACGGGGGATTGTGAATGCTTTGACGGCGAATTTGTCCTGATTTTCTTTATCGGCGTCTGGATTCGGGTACGTCATTTCTACTTCCACGTCAATTCGTATTGTGGTTGTATATGTCATGTTTCGAAGCCGCGCTTCATTGGGATACATGTAATGTTTAAACTCTGACTCATCGATTGCGACGGCGTCGTCGTAGTCGTAAATAATCGGTTTCCCAAAATAAATTTTAGTCCCGTCTTTGCCACCTAAATAAAGTTTACACTTGTACTGAATGGGTGCGCCCGAAACATTTCGCCGCTCACTGTCGGAATCTTTGAATTCCAATGAGATTGGATTTTCGTCTCTAAGGATTTTAGGTATTCCGTCCTTCATGAACCCGTTGTAGGATGAAATATGATGCTTTACGAGGGTTTGTTTGTCGTACTTGAAATATTTATCAATGACGTCCCATTGCAATGATGGAATGTCTGGTTCTGGTGTTGCCATTGTATCTTGTATCTTGTATCTTGTATCCTGTATCTTGATTATTAGTTATTTACCTTTTACTTTATTTATTTTATTTATTTTATTTACTTTATTTGCTTTATTAGTTATAATTAATAATAATAATAATTAATATAAAATTGATTAAAACTATTTCTACCAACGTAATATATACAGATACAGATACAGATACAGTTCATATTCCACAAAATGAGTTCAATGGGAGCAAGAGACGAAAAAGAAAAGGATCAGTCCAGCACTAGCAGTGCAAATATTGCAATCTACAAGTCGAGAATGAATCTTCTGAAACATTTAAAACGCCAAGGATTTGACACTTCCAATTATGAAGGGACCGGCACACACGAAGTCCATACGATGCAAGAAAACGACCAGTTGGACATGTTACTCACCACATCCGATAAAGAAGCGCCGAGGAGAACGTATGTGAAATATTTCACAACATCGCAGCGAGTTACGCCGCGCGAGATACACAACGTGGTGGATGATTTGTTTACGTTGGACGAGGTTCTTTCTCCGAATGGAAACGACACCCTGATCTTGGTGACAAAACATGCCGCGAACGATACAGCCATGAAACTTCTTAACCAGTTATGGTCGCAGTCGGGTTATTTCATTATCATATTCACGCTGGACCAGCTGCAGTTCAACATCTTGGAGCACCAGTACGTACCGCTGCACGAAATCTTGTCCAAGTCCCAGACTGCCGAAATAATCAAACGGTTCAATGTGACTGACACGGATCAACTTCCAAATATTTCAAGGTACGATCCAGTCGCACAGGCGATTGGCATCAGACCGGGAGAGATATGCCGAATAACGCGCCCTAGCAAGACATCTATTACGAGCGAATACTACCGCATTTGTACTTAACTTAATTAAGTAACTAACATAACTAACATTAAGAGTAAGCTTAAAAAAATACAAAACAAAACAAAACAGTGAAGTAATAAAATATAATATATGTAAGTTTCAATACTGAAATATTTTTGTTTACGTTATTGTAATAGTAAATAATTAGTAAAATAAAATAATAGTAAATGGGTACTGATACGACGGATCCAATTACTGATCCTCAAACTGCTGGAACTAATTCGGCTAATGCACTTGAAAGTGGGGCGGTCAAGAAAGAGATCGATGATTTTAAGGATACGCTATCGGGGGGAGTTACAAAATTTTTAATAGAAATCGCGTCTATTTTAGCACTAGTGTTAGTTTGGGGGTTTATATGTGCAAATATTATCGCCTTTATAAGGCCTGATAGCAAGAGCAAGAGTGGTAGTTTTACAAATACTATTATGGAACGACTTGATCGGTTTTTCCCCCACGACATTGAAAAAGCCCCATACGGATTTGATAAAACTCGAGGTATAGCAAATCAAAACGTAATTGATGAGTATGAAAAGGCTAAAAAAACTCAAGCTGCTAAAGATGCAGACGCCGATGATGAAGCCAACCCGAATAAAGAATGCAAAATCGATAAATATTTTACGGTTAAAGATGAGATAGCAACTGAATTTCCGTATACATGGTCAGCTCAACCGCTGGAAAAGAACACAGATGAGAGTGACCCAATTAGAATGATTGCAAAGAACGACAAGGCAAAAGATACTGGATTTATGATGGGAGCACGTATTAGATCATTCATGCTTTTCGCTTTTGAATGGCTTGTAAATGCGGTATACTTCTCATATGGAAATCATAGGCAACTTATTAAAACAGGGTTTAGAATGCTGAACCATTATATGAAGGAAAAAACACCCAGTTCATTAAAAAATAGTAATCCTGCAGTGGAGGACGATGAATCCCAATATGAATATATGAGCAACTTGATGGTAATGTTGCACATACCCATTCTCTTTATTTTTGTAATACTTCCATTTTTTGGACTTGGAATTGGGTCGATTATGATGATAGCTGGAAGCATTTGGAATCAACTCCCTGTAAAAAATTATGAATTTCAACTTTTTAGACTGCTTGAAGGAATTCCCATGACACTCGTGTTTGGTTCATTTACAGTGTTCCCGTTTGCAGCCGCCGCATATTTTATTCAACCTGCGATGTTTTTCGGTAAACTATTATTCTACCAACTTTTTTGTGATAAGGAAAGAGCAAATCTTAAGAAAACATTTGTAGAAATCATCCCATCATTGGTTGGCATTTTCGTGTTAGGCATCTGTTATTCCGCGTTTTACAATTTTCCAGAGCCGTTCAGTTACGTGATGGTAATCGGTACAATTATAGCGTACTGCCTAGTATTCAAAGATAGTATTTCCAACTTGTTTATGTTTTTAGGAATGGTGAAGTCGAAAATACTGAAAACCAAGACAATACCAAAGACGCCGCCAACGACGAAGGCACCCGTTACAAAAGAACCAGAAAAAACGGAACCAGAAAAAAAGGCGTAACAACCCCCAGCTTAAAAAATTGATTATAAATTTAAATGGTAATAACTACATCTATATAATCAGGTTATAATTCATATACTTATGCCAAGACGAGGATCGCCTCATGCGAAATGCACCGTTGTTGGGTGCGATTGTGAATGGATTATAGTGTCAAAGAATCGACATCTTTACTGCGAAGAACACATGAACCAGGCCAACGCGCTTTACAAGACGTACAAGGAAGTCTGTGTCCAAGCAATTGAAACATTTCAAGACGAGCCGCTTGACCGAGGAATCGAGCTGCGACAAGAGTATGCTCGCAAATTTCTGGACTACGAAGATACCGGCGCGCATAGCACATACATTACAATACTCCAACGAGTCAGAGCGCTTGACTCGAATCCAGGACTTCGACGCAGAATGTACAATCGGTGGATGACCCAAAGTGCCTACTTTTCAGATTTCACACGCGTCTAAATAAAAAAAAATAAAATAAAAACGGGACATTGTGGTTCCCTTTTTTATTTTGTATTTGTATTTTTAAGCACTGCGTAGTGGGTGCTCGTCGCCCCCTCCTCATGGCTCGTCTGCAAACTGTTTTTTTATATGTTCGAATATCGAAATAATGTCTTTGGCTGCAGCGACTGCAATTGCCGCGACTTGCGCTGCGTTATTTTCGGTATCATTTTGAAGCGCAACTTGGATAAAACTGTCGACATCATGTGGATGTACTTTTTTGAACGCGCAAAACGTGAGGGTCCTGTCTCCTAGATAATGTTTTGAATAAATCAAGTTCTCCAACGCTTTTCCTAGCGTGTATCCTTCTTTCCGGAGAATAATGTTAAATGCGAACGGGATAGTGACCAAATACTTGGCGTCTACGATATTCGCCTCATCGTTCAGCTTTTCGATAAAGGTTTCGCATTTGATTTTCATGCAATCGCAGGCTTTTCGAATAAGTTCACCGTTTGTGTATACGCCCATTGAAACGGTTTCGACGATAAAATCAAATGAGTTCTCCTTGAAAATGCGTTGCGCGGAAGATAAGCGCCAGTTTTTTTCAGCATCCGCATTAACCGCTTCCGCTTCTTTTTCTTTTCCGGAGCCAGAGGAGCCAGAGGCGGGTTCTTGTGTCGGCGCCACTTTCGCCCATTCATCGTGCTGTTTCGCCTTGTCTGGGGTACACGCATACGTGCACGTGCTGCATACATTGTACGCCCCATCTTGCTCGGCAGTTCCAATTTGAAATTCCGCCGAAATGTGAAGCTCCTCGCCTTCCGTATAGTCGACAACTCGCGGAAGCAGTCTCGCGAACTCAATGTAATGACCGGATAACGGATCCGCGACAAACATCTTTTTGGTAAGTTCGACATTTTCTTTTCCGGTAGCTTTTTCAATGATCTTGAAGTCGCCAGTTGTTACGTATTCGGTGACATCGGACATGTTTTTTTTTCGAACCTCGCAGCGATACGCCTTGTAATTGAAATCCGTGATGGTGTGTTTATCCGGAATGCAGATCGGAATGCATCGCAGTCGCTGTTTTAGAATTTCATTGTGGTGTCGCGTAGTATTCACATGAAATACCGTGTTTTCGGTAGTATCTGCATGCACGTCGGTCCTGAATACAACACAGGGTATTTCCGACAAAAGAATGCGGCGCAGTCCATTGGCGATACTCACATCTGCGTTTTCCAACGTGAACCTCAATTCACCGTTCGAGACATGAATTCCGGACACCGTGGGGAGTTTATGAGCGTTGATGCGCGAAGACACTTTTGCGGCAGATGCTGAGACACTTGGATGCTTCGACTTGGCTTTTGCGCTCTCTACGACATCACTTTCAGGTTCCTTTACTTTTGCCTGTCTTGGTTTTCTTTTTTTCTTCTCTTTTTCTGCACCTTCCGCACCTTCAGGGTTCGCGTCAGAGTCGGACGATGATGATGACGACGAGGCCGCGGCTGCAGCAGCTTTTCCGGTTCCAGTTGTTGCCACATCTGATGCAATTTTAACCTTTTTTTTCTTAGGCTTAACAGAATCGCCACTAGGCTCGTCCGTGGAAAGTAACGCGCCTCCAACCATTTTGATAGCACTGGCTATCGTTCCTACTTTTTCTAATGCAACTCCTAGTATGGCTTCCATATGTTTTGATTATACTTATTCACTGAGTTTCTTATTTGTTGGTGGTATGATTTTTAAATCAATTTTACTTTAATATGATTTAAAAAATAATTAAAAATTTACATTAATAAATATAAAATAAAACTAACAACCTCGAAATTTGAAAACAAGTAAACATGAGTTGTATTTTGTATTATAGCAATCAGTGTGAAAATTCTAGAAAAATCCTTCAAACGATCTCAAAGGGGTCGGTTCATAAGGATATTCATTTCATGTCAATTGATAAACGAGTTCGTGTAGGAAACGCGTGGTACATTGTCCTTGAAAACGGCGAACGCGTTATTCTTCCGCCTCAAGTGGATCGGGTTCCCGCGCTTCTTTTGCTCGCAGACGGTCATAAGTTATTGTTTGGTGAACAAATTAAACAGTACCTTCAGCCCCGCATTGTAGTGGCAAATAATGCCGCCACACAAAATAACGGCGAACCCTTTTCATTTTCAATTTATAAAGATTGTTTGGGCGGGCACGGAGTTACATCCGATAATTTCAGCTTTTTAGACCAAAGCAGTGACGAATTATCTGCGAAAGGAAATGGTGGCTTACGTCAAATGTATAACTACGCCACGGTTGATTTCCATGATAAAATAAACACTCCAGCAGAAGATTACGTCCCCGATAAAATTGGAAGCGTCTCCATGGACCAATTGAAACAGCAGCGAAACGGCGATATTGTACCTCCGGGCGCTGGCGCAAACGCGCAGTTCCAGCAACAGCAGCAACAGCAGCGAAATTTTTATCCACCTGAATTACAGCAACAACAGCAACAACAACAACAACAGCAACAACAACAACAGCAACAACGATACCGTTAGAAACTTTACAATAAAAATGTAATATACAAAAGTAGATAAAAACAAAAACAAATGATACAATTAGTACAAGTATATCTCATTTGTTATAAAATTATAAACTTATAAAATGGATTTAGCAATCAAATATAAAGGGAAGGGCATATCCGGAATTTCAAATTGCGGGAATACGTGTTACATGAGCGCGTGTTTAAGTGTGCTTTCGCATACGTACGAGCTCAACGAACTTCTGGACAATCCGCAGCTGCAAGAACGTCGAAAAACGCTTGAGAAACGTAAATTTAATGCGCGACTACTGGATGATTGGAACGAGCTGCGCAAGATACTTTGGAACCAGAATTGTACAGTATCTCCGGGCGGGTTTGTTGCTGCGATACATCAAGTGTCTCAACATATGGACAATTTTCAATTTCAAGGATGGGGTCAAAGCGATATTGGAGAATTTTTACTGTTTTTATTGGATGCGTTTCACAACGCGCTGTCCAGGAATGTCGTCATGCGAATTGAAGGCGTTGAGAAAACGAATGTGGATATGGTGGCAACTAGGTGCTATTCGATGTTAAGAGAACGATACGCAAAAGACTACTCGGAAATATTGGATATTTTTTACGGGGTTCAACTGTCGATTATATCGGACCCAGTAACCGGTAAAGTGCTAAGTGCCAACCCTGAACCATTTTCCGTAATAGATATGGTTCTGCCCGAAACAAATGCAATAAACGCAACAAATGGAATTACATTACATGCATGTTTTGACGCGTATTGCGAAAAAGAGCGCTTGGACGGAGAAAATCAATGGCTCAATGAAAAAACAAATAAAAAACAACCCGTGAATAAAAATCTTACATTTTGGAGTTTACCTGAAATTATGATCATTAATTTGAAACGGTTTTCGCAGACGAACGTGTATGGCAAATACAAGAAAAACACGGCATCAATCGCCATTCCTATAAAAAATGTATGCTTTTCAAAATACGTCACGGGGTACAACTCCGAAAAGTATACGTATGATTTGTTTGGGATTTGCAACCATAGCGGTAGCCTGAGCGGTGGGCATTATACTTCGACGATACGCGTCGCCGACGGCAGGTGGTTCAACTTTAACGATGAGCAAGTACAAGAAGTGAAAAATATGCCTGAAACGCACATTGAAGGTAAATCACCATATTGCCTATTTTACCGTAGACGAAGAAGCTGAGACTTTCTTGTTTTTGTTTTTGTTTTTGTTGTTACGTTTCCGTCTCTTTTTAGTTTTAGGTTTAGTTTTACGAGTTTTATGTTTTGGTTTTTTTAAAGTAAATTTATTAAGGTTTTTCCCGCCAATTCGTATTTTTTTTCTAGGAGCACCAGCATCATTATCATCAGCAGCAGCAGCAGCAGTATCATCGTCAACATCTGTATCGGGAGCATCATTAGTAATTACTTTTTTTAAAGTTCCGGTATATTCAGCTGAAGCTACTCTTTTAATTTCGGCTATTTCTTCGTTAGATGCAAATAAATCATAATGTTCGCCATCATGATTACCATGTCTAAAACCAGTGCTGCCGCAAATACCTTTACATGCTATTACTATAACTGCAGTTCCATCATCAATAAAATCACTATTAAGTATTTCACTTAATAATACGAGGTCTCCTATGGTTCCGTCCAGAGGATGATATTTTCCCTCATAAACACCATTCCCGCGGTTTCTAAGGTCTGAATGATTACGTAGACCGAGGTCTTTGAACAACCCTAAATCAGTCTTATGTATGTCAGTTAGATTAAAATGAGAAGGGACTTCTTGAACTGTATGGTCTACGCCTGGGTTTGTAGCAAATATTCCTTGATCGCAATTCGATCCAGCTCCAAATAGTAATGATTCATTCATCGTCAACCTACCAGACGTTTGATCTCGCACTCTGGCAACTCCTTTAGTCTCTTCAATTAACTGATATGATGTATCTATTTTGCGGTGTTTCTTTTTTGAAGGAATGATAGTCTGTGAAAACCGATCAATAACATCCTGAAAAGTTAGACCTTCTCCTGCTACCGTCTGAGCAATACTAGCCAAAAAAGTTTGCATTGGCGCTCTAGGATTAACGCGTTCTCCATCCGGAAACTCAACTTTTCTAGGACATGAGGTAATAAATCCTTGTCGAGACGACTCTATGACAAGAATATTTTTAGGAACAGTGAAGGTTTGACGTATATCTAGATATCGTGTACTACGTCGTATGCGATAACCTCCTTCCGGTACTTTACAGCCATGACATTTAACCAAGACTATTTTTGTGACTGGTGTTTGCCATTGCCATTGACTCATTATTTATTTGTTGTTATTTATTTAATAATAATATTTTTTTTAAAGCTAATTGAGGATTTAGTTATTTTAATTTTGTATTACAATATATTATCATAATATATGATAATACATAATATAACAAACACAGAAAGAAATAAAATAAAATGAATATCAGTTATAATCCGACAACCAGCGTAGACACTGCGACGGCTGGTATAGTTGGGACCAATAAAGGAAATGTAACAATGGTTATGTTCCTATTCGTAATTATCGTTGTTTTTTACTTGTTGTTTTCATCTTTAGGAATCGGCGGTCTTGGATCTGACTCGTCCCAGACGTCGTCATCATCGCTATTTGGCTCGGGTACGCCGAATGCGTCAAACCCTCGACTCACGCGGCTGTTTGAGATTTTAGTATGGTCCGTTTTCATCGTGCTCATTTTCGTGAATGGGATGCAGTACTTGTTCAACGTGAACATTAACGCGGAAGTGAAGAACTTGTTCTCGGATAAACCCGAGATTGATATTGAAGTCAACCAGCCGTACAGCAACGCGGCATTTCCAGTTTTAAAAATGCAAAAACAGGTGTTTAACATTCCGGGTAATTATTACACGTACGACGACGCCAAGGCAATATGCGACGCGTACGGGGCTCGACTTGCATCATATAATGAAATGGAAGAAGCGTACAATAAGGGAGCGGAGTGGTGCGTATACGGCTGGTCGGACAATCAAATGGCGCTGTTCCCCACCCAAAAAGAAACGTGGCAAAAGTTGCAAAAAATAAAGGGGCATGAAAAAGACTGCGGTCGCCCGGGAGTGAATGGCGGGTACATTGACAACGCTAAAACCAAGTACGGTGTAAACTGTTATGGCCATAAACCACCGATGACGGCCGAAGCGGCGAAACTTATGCAGCAGACGCCAATTTATCCCAAGAATATGAACGATATCCGCCACCAAGAGCGGGTAGATCACTGGAGAAGTAAAATAACCGATATATTAGTTGCGCCATTCAATCACGACGCGTGGAGTTTAATGTAAGAGGGGGCTCACCCCCTCAGACCTTTAGATGTAATTATTTTTTTTTATTTTATTATATTATATTAATTATATTAGATAAGTTGATAAATAATATAATATAATGAGCTGGTTTGGACCTACCACGCCCAGTCTCGTTAGTAGTTTACATAGGTTATTACCAATTTGGGGTCAACAACAAAAACAACACCAACAACCACTACTAGAACAACAAGAAGAACTACAACTAGAACAAGAACGACAATCTAATAAAAAAAACGTCCAACGCCAAAATGAACAAGACGTAGGACGACGAAATCAAAAAGGTGAAAAACGACAACTAGAACAAGAACGACAACTAAAACAAGAACAAAAACGACAACTAGAACAAGAACGACAACTAGAACAAGAACGACAACTAAAACAAGAACGACAGCTAGAACAACAACGACAGCTAGAACAACAACAGCGACTCATCGCATTTAGTGAAAGAAAATCTGATATTTTCACTCAACTACTACATAAAATTAATTCGCATCCTATTTTTTCAACGTGTATCAAAGAACCTGGGTTTGATGATATTATTACACAATTTATTTTTGACACTCTTCCTAGAGGCGTGGACTCAAGCCTGGCATTTTTAAAAACTCAGGGCGATATAAATGAATTAGCGGAACACATTTGTCAAAAGTTTCGTGCACTGTCCGTAAATTATCCAGGACTAGGAATTGAACAACTTACACCTCCTCAACCAATTCCTAATATTCATAATCAGGTACTAATAGACCTTATTGTAAATAGAAATACTGAATTGACGCCCAGTATGGTTAAAAAATGCGTTCTCAAACCCAATCCGAGATCGGAATTTGAATGTGCTCTTAATAGTATCGGGAGTAGTGGAACAACAGCCCCGCTTCAAACGAGTTTGTCTAATGAATTTATAAGTGCTATCAGTGACGAAGCCGAAGGCGGAAACCCTCCTTTTCCATGCTACTCAATTGGTAATTATCTATATTCGATAGGTCCAATGATACTCGACCCTCGTAGCGACCATATTGGCAGAAACCTCATTATGATTCGCGTTCTTAATTATAAAAATCACATTTACCCGCAAGGTATTTATTTTTGGGTATATCCATCATCAAGTGAAGGAGGTTTAAGTCGTATTTTTTTTAAATTACCCGGCGGTGTAACCGGTGCAACATATATAAAAGGAACCGACTATTTTTCATTAAGCGAAATAGCACTATTAGAAAGTGCAATAAATGAATTTTCTATCATGGCTCAAGCCATTGATCCTCCTACAATAATATCTGATTATGAGACGTTCTTATGTTTTTTAGGTAATATGCCACATCTTCAAAAACACGATATAGCTAGTTTCTTACCAACTATAACTGTATCAAATAGATACTGTTACCAATTCGACATGACAAAATCTCCGGCAGTTGATTTGTTTAGTTCTCTTAACTCCGTTCCAGCGGAAAAAGAACAATCTAAACGCAATAAATCGGCTACGTTTTTTAGTCATATTTTTGACAATGGGTTTGATGAGAAGTATCTACAATTTGTTGGACCTGGACGATCATATAGTTTTGCGCCGTCAACCCGATTTGATTTTAATACTATAAAACGTCAGTTACAAGCCAGGACCCCGCCGGTTGAGTTTGATTGGTTTAATAATGTAGGAAATCTACAGCCAGTTTGTTCTTTTTCGTGTATTCATATTGATCCCGTAGATGCACCCCGACCCCGTGGAGCAACATTCGAGTGGTTGATTAAAAATTGGCACCTGACTCATAATGTTCAGGGCATAAATATATTACGCGGGTATCCGCCACATCCAACTGTGTGTACACTTACCGGAGCAATGGCGTATGTTGTAGGTCATAGAGGAAATTCATTTTTGAAAGATATGGTTCCAACTAGTGTTCTAACGTTCTTACCGCCATTGCCAATTACTAGACTCTCTACATATAGCAGTAATTTAGACGAGCGAACAGTAAAGTTAAGTCTCGGTCAGACAAGAAGCGGCAAACCGTTTAACTCAGCCGCCGACGTTTTTGACATTGGAACACTACAAGGCCCCGAAGGAGCTGTAGTACTACCACGTCGAGTATTATCTATCGTACACAAAATAGCAGAATTTTTTGAACAGTCGTATCAAACGAGAGATCTAAACATAAACAAGTTAAAGGTATGTCTTTTGACATTTTTAGGCATCATGCCTCAAGACCCGTCCCTTATACCTGGCAACTTTTCTACATTCTTTACTGAAATGGTAAAAAGGAATGGTATTGGATTAAAAAACCTTCTTTCTATCCAAAACACAACTACGTATGTGCGTATGTTGGCTGCAGACACATTACAGATATATCTTGGAGTTCAGCCTATACCAGACGCACCAACTAGTTTTGATCCAGTGATGCCACCAAGGATCCTGGTCCAAGTTTCGTGGTTAGGAAAGGGCCATAACTATGTTCCAATTGCCGGATCAGACGGAAGAGTTGCATTTGAATATAATAATCCCGGTCATGCAGGCGAAATTTCGAATATATTTAATAGTGATAGGTTTGATCCTTATATAATAGAGGCGCGCCGTGGTGCTAATGCATTTTCTGAAACGGATCTTGACAGTATGCAGATTAACAGAGGGTCTGCAGGTAGACGCGTTTACAATCCTTCAATACCAGTAGTCGTAACTAATAAAACTATGTTGTTTCGTGTAATTATATATAATGATACTACCAATAATCCTCAACTTACAGGCCCTGAAAGTGTAAAATTTGGGGCATTAGAAGTTATTGTATCAATATCGTCCACTACTGCCGTAAATGAAGGAAGTAGAACTTTGCATTTTGGAACAGATGTTCAATTTAGCGTTGTTTCAATAACTGCATGTCGCCACACTCGTGGACCTGATGGAGTCGACGATCATTTTGAAAAAGTTCAAACATTTCATGGAACAAATGCAGACATAGAATCACTTGGAATATGGGGTACGAATAAATTAGGAGATTATGCTGCTACAGTAATAGGACATGATCAATATCATCCCGAAATTTCAGAATTTTTGAGATCGCTTCTGACGATAGATTCTCACTATAACACTGTGTCGGTGTCTCCTTATAATACGCCGAAACACTGGATTATGAAACTGTTTGCGCCAGTATTACAAGATGATCCTGCTGGACAAGGACAACAGCTTCGAGACAGAATTTCTACAAAATGGCAATGGCAATTGCCACTGAGTGACCAAATAAGAAATAGGGGAAATGTACTACGATTGGCGGCAAATCTATTTTTTTCGGATCAAGAAATTCAGGCCGATGATGCTGATCAAGTTTTAAGTACTGCTAGTAATGCTAGTAATGCTAGTAATAGTAGTGCCGAGAGTGGCATGAGTGACAATCAATTAGGAGAATTTTTACTTTACAAAGAATATGCACATCAAAACGAAGATCCAGATAAAACTCCTATGGGAGTGAAACCACCAAAGGAGCCTGATGATTCTGATGAAGAAGGTTCAGATGTAAATGATGATCCTCGTGAGTGGGATAAATCTGACCATTTAGTTACAAAACAAGGGTTGTACGGAATCGATGGAGGACGACTGCATCCGCGTCTGAATAAAACTAAAACAACACGAAAATACAGGCGGTATGGTCGACGTTACCGTTTAACAAATAAACAAAAACAAAAATTAACCAACACCAATAATAAAAATAATAATAAAAATAAAAATATAAAAACAATAAAAATTAGTAAAAGACCTGGATCTAATAAGCCCAAGTCCAAGTCCAAGTCCAAGTCTAATATCAAATGTAAACGACGTATGAATATGAATACTGTCACCAGACGACGTTGTCGTACGTAATTACGTAAATGTAACTATGTAAATATTCTAAAATATAATAAAAACATCCTTCTTTGTTTTTATTACTATAATATAGATACATAAATATCATAAAATAACCATGGGTAACGGGTTGTCTCTTACAAATTACTACGACAATTATGAAAATAGGTTTAATGGTACTAAACAAACTGGCATGCGTCAAACCGGAAGTAAAGGGTATATGATAAACTTCGAAGACGTTCAGTCGATTATTGGAGTTTCTGGATCTGGATCTGGATCTGGATCTAAATCGAGGTCGTATGATCAATTTTTGTTGATCAGCACACTGGACGCGTCCAAGCAGGAACATCTTATTAAAAATACAATTTCAGCACAAGAAGAAGAAGAGAAAATCAATGAAATTATTTCCGGTAAAAACGACGACGCGGAAGATATAATACTCGTTGTCTACGGTAAACATGCAACCGACGAAAAAGTTATTACAAAATATAATCAATTAAAAAGTCTCGGGTTTTCAACGGTTCTAGTATACCCAGGAGGGGTGTTTGAATGGCTAATGTTGCAAGATATATACGGCTCCGAGCTTTTTCCAACGAATAAAAATAATACAACCACAAACAATACAAATGCCGATCTATTAGAATATCGACCGCCCTCTATATTATGAAAAAAATTGAAATGTTTTTTCGTTTACTTATCATCATAAAGACAGCGTTATCTTTACAAGTTACAAGTACACACTTCTACAAATTCTACAAATGGTCCAGAACTTCAATATCCAGAACCAGAACCAACAGGAGAATCAGAATCAGAATCAGAACCCTCGTCCTCATGTTCGTGATCGCGGAATGGCCGAATACGATCAAGCAACTGTTGAATGGAACCGGCGGAATGACGTCGCGGATTCTCATGAGCGTCGACGCGACGCAATCAACAATACACCAGGGTATTGTACCGGAAATCGCGTGCATCATCTACTATCCATTCAAATGGTTCATCACACTGACTGGGATGCACTTTTCGGTAACCATATTCTGAACCCGACTCTTGCCCAGTACGCCCAAGCAGCAATGGACCACTTCCATGATGACGCCGACATGCTGGATTTCGCAGGGCAAATGTCGGTTTCACTGTTGATGCAAGAGAATTATCGCCCAGGGGTTCATCTCGCAATCTATTTCATTCACCTCACGCCGCATCGCTGCTTCCACGACGGCCATATGATATCCGTCGAGTTCGGCGAGGGAAGCATCACTCATCAAACGATTACCCGGTTGTTCGACACAGACGATCGTGCGATTGTACAACAAGCGACCGAGTATCAAATGCTCTCCTCGTTGGCGGACGACGATGATGCGATGGAACTCCTTTACACCTGTTTCGTGCCCGAGTTCGCCCCGATGCGGTTTTCGCTCGTCGCTCCCCCTCCCCCAAATGCCGTCGACGCTGGTGATGGCTACTACGTCCCAGACCAAAACGCGTTGGACGATCACCGATGGCACGACTTCGCAGAGTATTACAACGACATCCGCAACCGCAACCTGGCAGCAGCGGGAGTGGCAGCAAGAGCATTGGAGCAGGAGCAAGAGCAAGAGCAAGTTCAAGTTCAAATTCCCCCACCCCCACCCATCAACGATTTCGCGGAAATTTATCAGAGGGCATTGCGTGAATATGATCAACAAGAACAAAACAATATCATCCCATACTACGAAGAGAATGAGGAAGAGCGCGTCATCGTTTGAGATGCGATATGATAAAAAATACAAAAAATAAAATATGTACAATCGGATAATGTCAGTCATCGGATAATGTCAGTCAGGTAACGTCAGGTAAGTATTTTTTTATTTTATTTTTATTTTTATTGGATTCAGGTTAGGGTTAGGTTCCTTTGGGTTTGCAGACGCCTTTCATGCACTCCCCCATATAATAATAGTAATCGATATTTCGACCATTTATAAATTCAGGACCGTCTGCATTTCCAGGAACACACTTTCCGTCAGGTGAAATGCCTAGCGAATTCAATACTCCTGTTCCGATCCCACCACCACCATCCTTTTCATTTGAAAATTTGGCCCATCCGCAGCAACATTTTTCAGAACACGTGTTTTGGCTTTTAATATCGCCGCACACCTTTTCTAGTTTATCGTGGTTGTATTTACAGAACTCATCAGTTGATTTACAAGATGCCGATTTTTCTTTCAGTTTATCACGAACTTGTTTGGACGGTCCATTCGGAATAACGTTAGAGACTGCGCTTATAATCGTATTTTCTACATTCGTACCAATGTTGGCAATCGACCCAGCATCACCCTTTATCGTCCGTTTCGCTAATTCAGAAGGGTCGTGTGGGTTTGGTATAGTACCTGGACTAGGTGGGCTAGTAAACATTTCTATCGTTACCTTTTTTGAGATCTTACTGGACGGTTTGTCAATATCGATTTCGTCGGATATAGTTGTAGCGTACTTGTTTCCGCTATTGGTCGACGCGCTTTCATTCCCAATTTGAATTTGGATATAGAGACCAACTCCTAACATAATTACCGCTAGACCCAAGATTTGTGATGCATTTTCCATAAAAGATGCACCGAGCGAGGAACTTTTGGCACCGGACATCACGGTTTCTAAAAACTCCATAATCGCAGTTTGGATATCGGTGAAAATAGTTGTCAAGTCATCCGCGCTAGGAGTCCGAATCGAACTCGCACCAATTCCTGACCCAGGATTTTTAAACGTGTCGGTAACGTTTCCAAAATCGGTAAATTTTTTAAAGTCGAAATTCATTTTTACACGTAAGACGTAAACTATTAACTCTTAATATTTTATTATTTATTTATGAATTATTATTATTATTAATATTAATATTATTATTAATGTATCCGGTTATTATTTTATTTTTATTTTATATTTGTTTTCACCACAAAATGTGACGACTCAAATTATTTGCAGAGTATTTATTATTCTTCCAATCCCCCAACATCCATTTTGTCCGAGTTAAATAGTTTTTGCGGCGAGTTTTGTTGTGGTGTTTCGTAAAGTCTTCGTATCCCATCTGGCCAAAATTAACCCATTTGTCGTGGATGGTATCATAAATCGAATACTTTTTCACTGGGTTTCGGGCAGGGTATAACTTTGCACTTCTTCCCAGATACTTGTACGCCATACGCTGCGCCGTTCTCGGTGTAGAATACAAGTAAAGTCGTTTAGGGTATGTGCGACTACGATCGCGATTGCGGCGTAAATGCATTTTGAAATCTAGTAGTTTAGTATTTATTTATATTTTATTTTTTACGGTTCGACGATAGCCGCGACGACTCCTCTGTTTTTTCTTGGGAATGCACAATCCAGCTTTAGTTTCGGCGATATTTTCTCCGAAAATTTTCTTTAGTGTTTTTTTATTAGGTTTATACTGCGCGATAACCTTGAACTGTTCTCTCGTTTTACTACAGCTTATTTTACTAATTATATCCAATAAAATCCGTTTAGCCAGTTCAACATCTTTGAGAGATGGTTTATAATGCCCGGACTTTGTATTCAAACATATGCCATATTTTTCTCCATGTTTGAGACTCTTATGAGTAAATACGGTACCGGATCCGGCAGATACGGCCTTCATGCATTCAAAGTGTTTGTTTATTTCCGAGTTCAATGAATATTTTAATTGACGTAGCCGGTCTTTACAAAGGACTCCCCCTCTTTTAGACTCCTTGCATGCAACCAATTCCCGGTACGTATTTAAATATGGATAATACTTTGCATCAAGCGTACAATCTGGATCGTTTTCAAGATCGGTTAAAATACGCGCCAGTGCGTCAATGTATATTACCGAGTGCCGCGTAAGGGTTGATCCATTGCATACAAACATCCGATAATACGGCTGGTCATTTGGTTTCGTTTTCGTTTTGCAGGTAATCGTATCGCGAATGATAACAAATTTAAACCAGGTGCGATGGTCGTAGTTAAACGTTTGGGTCAAAAATTGAACGCTTTTGGGTGTAATTTCAAATGTTAATGACGACGACAGTAAAAATTCGGTAGCTGGTAATAAATGCCCCTTTGCCTTTTTACCGCACACGTAAACATTCGATAACAATGTTTCTGTTTCTCTTTGCATTCATTGATATTTTTTATATATTATAAATATTAAATATAATTATTTTTAAATTTTTAAAATATATAACTATATAAATATACTTGGAATAAATATTTAAACATTCTCGAATTAATTATTTATTCAATTATTTACTTATTTATTCCTATCTATCTATCATGTTTATCGAATCATTTTTTTACACTACCCATCCCATTTTAAGTTCCGAACAAATATCCGAGTTGTTTCCACAGCGTCACCCCATTCATCCGGATATAAAGATTATTTACCATTACGGCGAACGATACTATAGTGCATCAGCTGTAGATGCGCTGCTTCCACAGACACAACAAAAACAGACCCAACAACAACAACAAAAACAGACAGATGAATCAGCGACTACCTCAGTCCCGATCACCACAGAGACAATCGAGACGGAGACAATAAAAACGACGGCGGCCGATAGTCCGCGTAGCGTTATTTCGGAATCAGAGTCTGTTCGCCAAAGAGGCGGTTCCGCTGCTGCTCCTGGAAGCCGCAGTATTGGAAAGCGAAACCAGCAGTTCTATTTACCCGACGGATGCGTAAAGCTCATGCACGTCAGCGTAGGTCTAGAAAATGACACTGGTGGTACCGATGTCCAGAATGATGAGGGGGATAAGTGGTATGGAAGGTACGAGAAGGACAAAAACGCAATTGTGCGCACGAGTACCGAATATGAATTGCCAGGATCGGTTGATATTTGCGAATATGAAACTTTGGCACACTTTGCACAAGAGCATGATAAAGAGTGCTGGGGAAATGATTACGTACCATCAAACACACATAACGTCTGGAAAAATCCGCATTATTTGTTTTTTAACACCGTTACATTAAAATGGGAACCGTTGAGCAAACTTAGGTAGGTAACAAGTTATTAGCTAGCTAGTAGCTAGTTACACAGGCGCTCTTGGTATATATGTAAGTGTGGTACTATCCGGCACTTTTTTAAACAAGTTTTTAAGAAAAATAAAAATACGCGCATTGTGCGGGGATTGGGCGGATACCATATGAAAGTACCGATGCTCGCAATCATCGTTAATCCGTCCGTCCGGTTTTGAATCTACCATTTCCATCTGGGTTTTCAACACACCGCGCGGATAATACGCGGTTTGAATATCGTCCGTGTAGCGGATGCGCGGTTCTTCGTCGGATAAGTAGACATCACATCGATATAGCGCGAATCCATTGAATGCAGAGTATACGGGTAGCAATTTTTCTCCGCCCTGTATTGCACGAACCAATATGCGATCGAACATGGTACGCATTTTGATAAGAACTTCTTCCCAACCGCGTTCAAAGTGAAAAAAACTGTGAATGTATGGATCAAATGACAGCGCCCACGCGTCATAGTACCCCGCCTCTCTCATGAAAGAGACGCTATCCCATTGATCGCGCATCTGCATCGCATCCTTTAAAACGTCGGTATCAATTGGACCAACGCACGCGTAATCATTAAAGTCCATGAATGCAAAATGAGAGAATGTAATGGTATCTGCACAGGACCGTAAATTGCGCAGATAGTCTAAAAAACTATTTCGCGCATGTCCGATATTTCTCTGACGAACGCGTTCTTGCTTGTACGCATTTGGAATCATGTCCACTACCGCCATTGGTACAGTAATCGCAAAATTACAAATATCCGCCTTCAACGCATAAAGTCTGGGGTCATGGTGTTCGTAAATAAAAACAAACCGAAGTCGTTTGAAAATACTGGATTTATAGATCGTCGCCAAATTTGATAAAATATACGGTACGCCGTTTTTATTGTTGAATATACACATGCCAATACATAGCGATAGCGACTCGTCCATATTATGGATAAATTGATAAATTATAAACTTATAAACAAATTTAATTATACTTATAATTAATGTGTTTATTACCATTTCGATTTTAATTGTTTGTTGCGGCGGTGGCAGTGGCAGTGGCAGTGGCCGTGTTGGTTTTTTTATACTGCGACCATGAAATGTTTTTAGGAGCCAGTGCTGGAGCATGCGCCGCCTTGTGTTTCGGTGCATATTTTTTATCCAGGTGCTCGGACTTGCGCAGCGCGCTGTCTACATAAATTTGTTTTAGCAGTTTACCTACCTCGTACGACCCTTCATGCTGGTCAAGTTTTCCAATTTCGATGAGTTTCAGTACGATTAATAACCTCGAAAGGATTCCCAGATCGATTTCATCCTTTTTCAACTTATTGAAAATGTCGGTATAGTTATTGAAAAGAAATGCGCATCGCGACGTACAAATGGCGTCAAATTGTTGAGGGTTGGAAAGCGCAAGACGCGCGTACTCTTTTTTCAGTTTCAGCATGGTCTCTACATCGGCGTGGATGGCATCGCTGTGTTGCAGTTCTCTTATTTTACTAGTATTGTCCTTCACGTCGCTGTTGGACGCTAGCATTTTTCGAAGGTTTAGGCGGTCGGTCTCGTCCATGGTTTATGTTTGTTGTTTGTAAGGGTAGTTATTATTATAATTATATTTTATATAATTGGTTTTTAAATGTTTTAGAACCTTGAAGATTTAAGATATTATGATATTATATTATACAATACAATACAATACAATACAATACAATACAAAGTATACAACATTATACATACAATATTTTTATAAATGTCGAATGAAAAAACAATACAGGTTCTAACACCTACAAATTGGTATACCGGTGTAAGTTTAAGCGGCACCGCCGAAACCCCAACCGGGTCTAATCCGAATGTCCAAATTCGTCTTGTGAATGGCGAGACTTCCAATGGTGGAACTGTAACGTACCCAGATTTTAATATAACCCCACTGCTTAATTCGTTTGAATTCAATATGGAAGTTTTATGGACGACTACGGATCCACAAGGAGCAGGTGATTATTATCGAGTTACATTCGGAGACAAGTCATCCTTTAGTCTCCTTTTTATGTTTTGGACCGGCTCTCCTCCAAATAACGGGTTCTCTGGGGCCGGAGTTTATTTGTTAGATTCTTTCGGTAAAGCCATAACGAAAAGTGCATTACCGACAGATCCAATCGGGCCTGGAGCAGGTCAATGGTTTCCAGTAAGTGTGAAGTACGATAGAAATGCAACGAATACCTGGACCGTACTGGTGAATAACGTTACGGTGTTAACTTACCAGCATCCCAACCCAGCATTATGGCAATGGGTGGAAGGCAATAAAGGGGTAGCTGTACACGCATGGTCCGGAGGCGGACTGGCAATGAGCCTGCTTGTTCGTAAGTTGGATCTGGTATATAAAGCAAATATTACGTCAACTACATCGTTTATGCCGCCAAAGTTCTACCCTTCGGCCGACGACTCCACCTTCTCAAGCAACCGCGCGTCGTACGCTCGTTCAATTTATCCCCGAATCACCAACGTTGAAACCGAAGCGCAGATAACAAAACAAAAAAAAGTATACAATCGACATGATGCATCCTCTCGAATCGAGAGACTTAAATTACAAGCCATAGGCCAAAGTTCAATGCGGTTGAAAGAAGATGAAACTTTGAGTTTTAAAGCGCCCAATGTAAATGATGCTAGAGACGCGCTTCGGCGAACCAGGTCTCACGGATACATTGTTCCACCTAAAGGCCAAAAATAGAAACCGGTAAAACAAAACAAATTATATGAATATTGTTAAATAATATTATGTAGTAAAATATATAAGTAAAATATTAAAATTAAATATGTCACAACCACAAGTAACCCCGCTGACTCCAGAAAAAAACAAATGGCTACAGATTATGGGAAAATATAAAATGCTGGAAAGAATACATAACCGTGATCATTTACGTAACGCCGATAGTCTCGACAAAGAATACATAATTGAAATTGGAAATAAAGGTCCATTTGTGTTACTACGTCTAATTAAGGTCGAAAAAAAACATATAGCAGCAAGGGAGAGGAGGGATGGTGGCTGGGATAATGCCACCACCGAATACGGTTATGAATTTTCGGATGGTAAAAACACATATAAATATACTAGAGATTTCCAGGTATTTAGGGTTCCATCGCTTGAACAACACCCGGGACTTCCAAAGGATGAAACTAAATTAGTTAACCCAAAACCAACTCGGGAACAATTAGAGTGGTTAAATATGACAAACCTTTCAAATATTATCGCGCGTACAATCAGTCCTCAAAATATCGGTACATATTTTTTATATAAAAAATATGGTGTTACTACTTTTAGCGGGGGATATTTATTTCAAATTATCAACGAAGGAGGAGAAGACTTTAGTAATGGATTCCAAACGAGTACGTCGCCTAAAACGACTAGATATATATTTTACGATGACGATACGGATATGGTGATAGAAATCGATGCAGCCCATGACACCGTTTATTATTTACCAAAGGAATTCCCAACAGGACCTCCAAGAACTGTATTTTTTGCTCAAATAACCAAGATTACTCCTAAAAAACGGCCATATCCTTTTGAGGATGAAGTTATTGAGGTAAATTATTCTATGCTAGAACGTAAATATAAAACAACTATCGATCTCACAAACGATGATATAAAAGAAGAAAACGCTGATAACTATTATATTTTAGAACTTGATCATGAAGATGTTGGGAAATCAAAGCTTGTTCAATTGTCTCAATTTGTTAATGCACGTAATAAATATTATACAGGGAGTGCAGTTACTTCTCATTTTATACAAAGACTATGTGAAGATAAAGACACGACGAGTGGTAAGAAAATATTATTTATTCTACTTGATGCCAACTATAAAATGAAGAGGTTCGCAAAACCGTATGCATTATCAGACGACGATATTGAATATTTGAAGACAAACAGGTCGACCATAACGGAAACACCGCCAGAAAATTTTCAGGAAATATGTAAGGAACGAGAAAGGCCTGATGTTAATGAAGCTAGTGATAAATATTTAACACAATATGACATCAGCTTTGCTAAATATGGCCTCCAAGTTTATCTTCGTCTTGGGTATTATACAGTCAAAGTAACCGTTGGAGATGTACAACAAAAACAATATGGTAACTGTTTTGTTAAAACACCTAAAAAATATATTGATGAAAAAACCCAAAAACCCTATTATGTTGTTCGACCTAGTAGTTCAGCAAACGAATATGATTATCGACGTGAATATCAAGAAAATTTGTTTGTTATCACTGAAGAATTACGCGAACATCGTAAACAAGTTCAAATAGAGAAAGACGAAACCGATAGAAAAATTCAAAGAAATCTTAAAAGAATAGACTCAGGTTCAAATATAATGGAAGAAATTGAAACGACAAATATGGTTGGTTTGAATAAAAAAAAAATTAAAAGATTACGACTAGATAGTATAGGTAGTGAGGTTTATTTTTATATGGATGCAGATAAAAGTAAAGAAAACCCAATTCTAGGAAAGGTACTAAATATCAACAAAAGTAATGATAAATATAGCTACGACATAGAATATGAAAATGAAAATGAATACGGTGAAAAAAAAAATGAAGCCGGTGTAAAAACTGCCGTAATGAAAAATATGGATATAACACAGTTATATGAAAGAGACCTGACAGCAGAAACTCAAGATGCAGGAAAAAGAAAAACGAAACGGTCCAAAAAGTCGAAACGGCCCAAAAAATCTATGGCAAATGCGAGATTGAAAGGAGGACGTCGTCGACCTTCTTCAAAAAAATCAAAAACCTCAAAAAAAGTTAATATGAAAAATACAAAACGCATTCGTCGAATCCGATAATACGTCATGTCGTGTTTATAATTAGTTAAAATAATTGTTTAGAAAAAATTACCCAAACGTCGACTCTTGAAAAAGTTCAACGTACATGAACCCATCGTCCGTTTTTTCTTGAGCGTAAATTGTGCCTATTAGTGAAGCAGTTGGATGCAGTCGGTTGTTTATAAACGCGTACAATGCAAACTCTGGTTTAAGCGACATATTTTTTCGAATCACGTACATGAACTGCGCCAGTGTCAAATCGTACGGCACTGCAAATTTACTTTTGGGCAGGGGGTGTTCTCTCTGTAACGCTTCACTGCATTCTACAACTACTGGAATGCGGTTTGGATGATCTCTTATAATTCGTTCCGAAACGTTCTTACGGTCTTGAAATGAAACGCGGTCTTTATATTTCATAGGAAGGAATACGGTAACAGGTAAGATAATATATACGATACGATACGAAACGTTCTTTATATTATCTTATTATTATTATTATTTTATTATATTATTTTAATTTTTTAATTTTTTAGTTTACTATTTTACTATTTTATTTTATTTTTTGTGTTTATTTTTTTTATGGGACGACGGCTTTGAGTTTGAGTTTGATGGCTCGTACCCGGTAGAAGCAGCAGCAGCAGCAGCAGCTTCGGGCGCGGCCATTGGAACGCGGGGCGTTTTTTCATTTTTTTCCGCATTTGGTGGCTGGTACACGCTATGTTTTAATTCCTGTTGTGATACAGCAGACCGTTTTTCGTCGAGTTTTTTTTGCATTCGTTCCTTTGTGAGTGCCATTTTCATATTACGATTAAGCTGCGATTGCATAGCGTTCATGTTTATTTTCGTCTTCCCATTAAGTCCAGCCGCCGCACCTCCAAGGTCGCTTGGATTCAAATTCATTGCCTTGAACAGTTGAGCAAAATCTGCCATCCCGCCCCCGCTTTTCCCAGAAGATTTCATTTTGGACATGAATTCACTGGCTTCTTTAAACAGCTCGCTTTCCTTGATATCGCCCGACTTCATTTTTTTATCGAGTTTTTCGCCGACCTTTTTGATAATTCCTGCGAACTTTGACGGGTTCTTGATAAGTTTTTGGAAAACTCCACCAACGCTGCTTTCTTTTGAAATATCGATATCGAGTTCGCTTACCGTTTCTTCTGCGATTTCTTTTGCAAGTGCTCCAATTTTTCCGTCCAATAATCCGGACAAATGTTCGTGAATCGACTCTGCACTTGGGATCCCTGGTCCTTTTGCCGACTCGGCTCCAGGTCCAGGTTCAGTACCAGTTTCCGCCGACTCTTGGGTACTGTTACTATTGTTATTGTTTTCGTTTTCAAACAAGGTATGGATTCCGGCCATTGTTTCTTCCAGCTTGACTCGAAGTTCGTCTTCATCAATCGCCTCAAACAGTCGAGCCGTTTCACCGAATGACGGAGTGTCTCTGGAAATACTTCCCAAAATAGTAAACGTAACTAGTTGCAAGTGTTTCCACAAATGGTCCTTTGTAGTATCCGACACATCGGACAAGTTCCAGACCATGCGAAAGTCGGTGTTTGGCAAGAATTCAACGCATACGTCTGCGGCGGAATCGGGGGAAAAAATGATGTCATTCTGGTAAATAATATCAAAAAACCGTTCGGGGTATACGCGTTTGCAGTGTTCAAATAAAATGGCTACATTTTGGTCCGATATGTGTTTGATACAGTCGCAGTCTCCTGCCGAGTTTACAAATGCGACATCCGAATATTCTTGCATATCAAGGGCCTTATAAATTCCGGCTTTGTATTCGGGAAATGACGCGATAAAGCTGGAAATAAAATCCACGATCACTTTTTTGAAATTGTCCGGAATAGGCGTACTTTTATTTGATTCCATTATGTATGGTATGTTATGTTATGTTTATTAATAATTAATAAGTATTTCTCAATTGCTTTATGTATTTAATATATTTAACCATCTAAATTAATATTAAATTATCAAATTAATTTATTGTACTTTGCGACGAGTTTTCGATTTAATTGACGACGACGCCGACCCGGGTGATGGGTTTACGTCCTGGTTTCGGTTTCCTCTTTTACGCGTGGTTGATTTAGGGTCCCAGTAACGTTTTTTATCGGCGGGAGAAACCATCGACAGTAGCTTTTCATACAAGTCTGATGGTACGACTTGTTCTTGATGGTCATAATTATCGTCATTATTATAAATAAAATCTTTGAGTTTTGTTGACATGGGTACGGTTTCTTTTTCGTTTTCTTCTTCTTGGTGAGAAGACGGATGCATCATGAAAATGCCGGCGGGTATGATAAACTTATTCGAGTTTGCTCGTTCCAGTAATGTAGATACTTTCATTTCGGGATCATCATCGGAATCGCTTCTATCGCTTCTATCGCTTTTATCGCTTTTATCGCTTCTGTTGCGTCTATTACGGCTTCTAGCACCGCCCTTCATTTGTACAAATGGAGAAATATTCGCATTTAAAAATGAAGAATTCAACGTATACCCGCCTCCAATAATTGCGTTTGTTTTCTTATCATGTGACAACAATAAATCCGAACCGTTCATAATTAATTATTTTCAATTTTCAACTATTATGTAAACAATTTATATATGTACTTAAATTATTATTTTATCTATTATAGTTTATATAATAAGTAAAAATAAGTAAATTATAAATTATAAGTTAGTACCAGAATGCCTGAATTGGGTGCAATACAAAGTAGTCCCACGCCAGCTCCGGCACCGAGTGAGAATGAACTTGCTCCGCCACCACTGCTAGTAAATGCTGATAACGTTTCTCCTCAAGCTTCATTAAACGCGGTTACAAATACAGCTAATGAAAAAAATATGTTGAATAATATAAAAGTGGGCGGAGGAACTAAACGACGATTGCGTCGCCGCCGCCGCACTTGTACATGTAGACGAAAAAGGTGTACGTGCATGAGCCGCACTCGCAGTCGCAGTCGCCGACGTAAAAGTAAGGGTTTTACTGCATATCAACGACAAATTGTAAATCGTCGGGTTGAATTAAATTTATTGCATCGAAAAATCCGGAAAAATAAAAATACTCAGAATCGAACTCGAAGCCAAAGACTGGCACAGTATGGAGGAAATAGCAGTCTTCCAATTGCAACGACTCCACAGCACGGGGAATCGTGTACTGAAGGCCAACACAACTGTGCTGGAAATTCGTCTGCCTTATTATTAGAGGTTAGTCGACAATCTACGGTCAATGCACAAGGTGATAATCCTGTTACTACAAAATAAATATTTTAACACTTCCAGCGGTTACCGCACTTGATGCATGTGACAAATGTAGTCATGGGTTCATCGGCCGACCGGGTTTGCATTTGGTAGTACGTACACTCTCTGGACTTGCATTTGTAGCACAGAAAGTTATCGGTTGACGCTTCCAAATGCACTTCATACTTGTTTTTGTCGCGGATCCGTTTTTGTTCCAACAAGCTGCTCCATTTTTCGGGGATCATTTCTTGATGCGTCATGAATGGAAAATCCTGGGCTTTAATTGCCCGGCTAAGAATTGCGTTCCGGATAGACGTTACACCAAGGTTGATATAAATGCTTCGCGCATGATCCGTATAAATCTGCACAAAGTATGGATTGCTCCATTTTTTGACAATTTGCTCGCTAGTTGCTTTCTGAATGATATAATTGTATATTCCGCGTTCCAGGTTTATAGATATCGTATTCAGTGCATCTTCCGCTACTTCCTCATGGACCTGGTCTTGGTCTTGGTCCTTGTCCAAACCTGACAATCTGTCTTTGAATCTGCGGCGCAGACTGTCTCTGAATCCAGATGGATTGGCAATTGTTTTCATAATAATCGGTCTCTGGTATCTTCTGTGATTTGTGATGTCTGGTTTCATGGTGGGATTAAATTTAAATCAATTTTATAGTTTATTTTATTTTGTCTCCATAAGATAAAATAAGAGATACATGAAACGATTCACTTTCGTTCCCAAGAGATACATTCCACAAATACTAACGAGACGTGATTCAAAAACGGTTCGCCGTGAACTCTCTAAATCGAGACGGGCGTACCGAGCCGGGATTTATTATACCCGACGTAAAGTGTCATCGTTTCCGTCTAAAAAATCAGACCACATTATTCGCGCCGAGAAAATATACGGAATTGATAAAGTTGTTCCGTCGAAAGTATTAGCTGCGAAGACCGGATGCAGTATCAAAGCCCTTTCAAAAATCGAGAGAAAAGGCCAAGGCGCATACTTTTCGTCCGGAAGTCGTCCAAACCAGACCGCGCATTCATGGGGCAGGGCCCGTCTTGCAAGTGCAATTACTGGAGGTAAAAGCGCCGCCGTCGATTTTTCGATCCTGGATAACGGATGCAATCATTCAACAAGTAAGGCATATAAGATGGCCGTATCGGCTGTAAAAAAATACGGATATGGCCATGGACGTACGAGTCGGGTTAAATTATGATAAATTATTTATGATAAATATGATAAATTATGATTTATAATTGTAATATTGGTTGATGTGGTATGCTACTAAAATAATAACCGATACTCCTAGTGAAGTTTGCACATACTTTACTGCTGGAGCATTATCGTCGTCCGTTCTAAACAGATAAATGAGCCCGCAAATAAATAAAATTGCATAAATAGTGTAAAACACAAACACGTATCGGTTGGCATGTAATCGAACGTGTGAATCTTTTTCGTCCATTGTGGTGCTATTTGTTTCAAGATTGATAACTGCATTTCGTTTTGAACGTGCTTCCGGTTCCAGAGTTTTCAACTCGGCAACGGCTTTATCCATTTCGCTTCGCAACTTATTGCTTACCTCGGGTATTGGAGTAAACAACCCGGTAATTTGCTCATGAAGGTTCGTAATTGCAGTGTATCGCTCTTGTAAATCTTTTACCATTTGGCTTTTGAGAATAGGCGGTCCAGAATTTCCGCCTCCATCGGCACCTGCATCGCCACTTACGGCGTCCATGCACCGCGTCTGGTATGACATGGTAACTCCAGGTACAGTGTCGGCCAGTATAACAACAGCGTTTTTGTCATTCGGAGCCGACCAAAATTTATAAGATGCGTCATTCGATGAAGTTACTGTTAATTCCAGTGCCGTATTATTCCAGACGAGTCTAGATGGATTTGTTAATCTCCATTTTTGATACCTTGATGTGTTTTCAGGATCCTGTATTGTAACTGTCGTCCCCGCTACTAAACTCGGTGCATCTTTGAGTTGCAAGTCTTTTACCGATAAATATATTTTTACGGCAATGGATTGGTCAGCATTATTATAAGCCAATGTTCCGGATTTTTGGGTTGGACTGAATTCGGTGATGGTGGTATCTACCTTGTATAAAAAAACAGTGTTTGATTGTACGGGTTGACCCTCGCGGCCGTAACATGTATAACGAAAATTGTTGCCAGTTGTCCCATATCGAGTACTAGGAGCGTCTAGGTACAATATTGTACTGAACGGTGCATCAGCCGCGTACGTCGCCGCCGGATTTTGTATACCGGGAATGGTAGTCGATGCAGGGTTTTTTGCGAGTTCTTTGCATGCATGTAGCCCGTTTTCGTAGTTGATGATCGCATCGTTGCCTCCTGGAGTATACTTGCCAAGGTAAATCCAGTCTTTATATGATGCAGGATTAGTCGTATCGGTTGGAGGAAGAACGGTGGTAGCATCTGCCGTAGCAACCGGTTCATCTACCCAGTATGTTCTGTCTGCGGTTGTAACTCCGATGGCATTGAATCTCGAATTCGAGCTTGTTTTTGCTCCTGGAACGCTGGCGTAGCATCCGTACTGCCAGGTTCCCTGATACCCTTGGTCCGGCGTATAATGAACAACACGGGTATATAGTGTATCGTTGCTTAGAGCTTGGCGTTTACACTCGTCGACCGTCTCCGTATCGCCCAAGTAGTACCATCCGGCACTTTCATCGTCGTCTCCGGGGGATAATCCTAGCCCGCTCATATCATTTCGCCCTTTGAAATCGTTCCAGTCGCCGTTTCGAGATTTCATATACGCGACATACGCCTGATATCTCAGTCTATAATCTGCGATCATTCGTTCGAGTTTTTTACGACTGTTTTTTAATTTGATAACCGTATCATATTTCCCGTTACTGTACTTGTCGTTGGTATAACTTGCGTGTTTATACAGGTCACCCATAATGAACCTTCTATATGATCTATATGATACCTTATTCTATAATATGTATATTATGTTCTACTAATTTAATTTATGTTGTGCTTTTAATTTTAACAATTCTTTCTTTCTTTCAAAACTAGTTTAATAGTTTAATTTAATTTTGATTCTGATTAAAAAAATTAAATTTAACTTGATATTACTTACTTGGATCTTCGGGTTTTGTGCCTAAACACCTTATTGTGCCTGGATATCCGCCCTGCATGTGCTTTTTTATTTTTTTTATTGGCGGCACGACGTTTGGTTTTGGGTTTATTTTTATTACGCTTATTTTTAGTTTTTTTACCTCCTTTACCTAACCTTGCTATTCGGGCTGCTCTAAGATCGTCACTCGACATAACATGGCTTTTTACTTTTTGCGCTAGTGACGTGTTACTAGTTTTTGGTGGAGCCCTATATGTCCGTGGCGGCCGCCGGGAAACTGGCAGCCTCTCGTCTTGTTCTTGTTGGATAGTGTTAGGAGATGCAAGAGGGAAAGATGCAGGAGGGGCACCCACCTGCTGCTGCTGGAACTGGTGGAGCCCTAAGGCTGAGAATGTCAGTGGGGCATATGGGGCATGTACCGCCACTGGAGTAGTTGCAGCCGAGTCCGCCTTGGCCTTGTTTTCATTCCGAGTCTGAAGTCGCTTTTCCCTACGTTCAGTAGCATTAAGAATAGGATTTCCGGCAGCAGCAGCAGCAGTAGCAGCAGCAGCAGCAGCAGCATCAGTAAGGCGTTTTTTTTCAACAGCGGCTGCAGTAGTTGCAGGACCATGAGTGGAGTATATCGTTCCCAAATAGGTAGTAAGTTCACTATGTAAACCTTGTAAACTGGCTAGGGAAGACTGACCTGTTGCTGCATCTACTATCTTGATACAGGTACGATTAAGATGATAAATTTCTCTGGCCGGGTTAGGTCCACTCCAACAGTTGTCTTTAGTAAATCGTGTAGGGTCAACAAGAACAGCTTGTTGCAGGTTATCACAAAAATGCTTACTTCGAAGTGCGCTGTTGGGATCGGCGGGTATTTTTTTATCAGGGGCGCCTCTATCAAGGGTGTCTTCCAGTGATAATGCATTCCTTACGGCAGATGCTATAAGATCCTTAAAACTTTTACGATCCCGCCATCGGGCATCAACGCCTGTCGTAATACATATGCCAATTGTTTCTACCAGATATAACATAAACTGTGTTGCGGCCGCTTCGCGCTGAGCATTGGCTATAGCAACCGAAGTAGGCCCGACTTGTATCTGTAGTGGGACCATACCAATTGAGCATAATGGATGTTTGTTAGGGGATTTAGTACAAAGCCAAATAATATAGTTTAGTCTATTGTCTGGCGTCAGAGGTAAACGTTGTTGTTGTAAAAAAGCATCTATTTCAGAAAATTCCATACTCATTGGTAGATTCCCTGGGTCATAGAAAAGGGTTCCAGCATGAGCGAAATGTAATAATCGATCATAATCTAATTTGAAAAATTTAGAATAGAGACATAATCCAGCAATATTCATGACATTACTGGCCAATTCCAAGCATACTCTTGCGAATCTCTTCATAAGCGATGCCATCAAAAATATAACTATTAATGCTTGCCCAGATCCTCCTATTCCATCTATAATGTCCGCACAAACTAAATTAACAGACGGTTGGTAAGCAAAATCAGGATGTTGACATTCTCCTACTTGGGAAATTAAAAACCCAACAATAGATCCTACTAATGCGTTTACTTTGTCGTTTGCATCAGGAATCTGATTGATTTTTGTACAGAATTCGTCTATGCTTGATATTGACGAATCAAAAAACATCTTACTTAGTTCCGTGCTTATTGAAAGTCCGGCATATGATTCATCATCCTTATCCGGGTCGTGATCAATGACGGAAACCAATTTTTTTGGGCGAATTGCCTTTGACGGGTCGAAAGGAATGCCATCGGCATCTAGTGGTGCTGAACCTGACCTTACTTCATCCTGTTCATAATTGGTATAGTCAGTCTCCGCACTAGTTGCGGAGGCGACCCAATCAGTATCACCAAGATCTAAAACGGTATCCTCTAGGTTACGAATTTCATCCAATCTAACTTGAAATACAACATCATAACCTGGTGTTCCAAGCAATGCATTTCTCATCGAACTAACTGCATATTTAGGACCTACACTACCTTTACATGATCGAAGTAGCCTTAATAAAAACATATGTATTATATCAATATCATTACGTAGTAGAGAGAGTATAACGTTTCTACAAACAAGTTCTGTGCTACGGTCAGGCTGTCCAGGTTCGTTAACAGGAGCAGGCACTACATAGCTTGAATATGTGGAAACAAAACTAGGATCAAATAATTCTCCAGACTGAAGACGGAACGCGGATGTGCTCATGAGAGCCTGATTAGCGGTGTAACTAGCTGCGATGTCTCTTGCTGCATCTTTAAAAGCTTTTTTTTCTGACGCGTCCAATTGCAATTCGGTAGCAAATTGCTGTGGTGTCTTTCGTACAGCTTGTACCGGTACAGCTTGTGCCATTTGAAAATATTAAATAAATAAATAAATAAATAAATAAATAAATAAATAACAAAAGTGCGTTTAAACTTGAAAAAAATGCTATAAACTATACATATATTATAAAATATAAAACGTAATATAAATAAAAATAATTAATACTGTAAAATCTATAAATACATGGTTGCAGCCGGACCGCCATGCAATGAATTCCCGCGCGATTTGATTTCATCATTCGCAGTGAATAATTCAAACCCAGCATCCAAGTCGTCCATGATAAGACTGCGGCGGTCTTTTACGGGCAAATAGAATACCCGCCGCGCATGCGCAATTTTGGTTTTAGTGAAAAAAACTTCAATGTCGCGACCAAAATATTTGAAATATTGTTGACGTGACTTAAACCATTCATCTTTTACCGCATCGCGGTCAAAATTAAAGGTCCAACCATTATCTTTGACTATTTTCTCGAAAATTTTTCGCAATTCACTCGAGTCGTAATTTTCGATTTTGTACCTCCATGTAAATCGAGACGATAGACCCTCATTATAACTGAAAAAACAGTCGTTCAGCTCTTTTTCGTACCCGGCGATAATAACCATAAGTTCATGTTTATGGTCGCTCAGCGCTTCGCATAGTGTGTCAATACACTCTTTTGAAAAACTATCGCGCTTTTCCGTATTTCCGAGAGCGTACGCTTCGTCGATAAAAAGCACGCCGCCAATTGCAGATTCAATTACTTCGCGCGTTTTTATCGCGGTTTGGCCAAGGTACCCGGCCACCAAATCCGACCGAGTTACTTTTTTAAACGTGTTGGAGGTAAGAATCCCCAAATTGCAAAAAATATTGCCGAGGATTTTCGCAACTTCCGTTTTTCCCGTTCCAGGAGGGCCGTATAACACCGTGTGCATATAATCCCCTGCCCCGACGCCATCATTTTTATTTGCAGGTTTAGCTTTTGGCGCCGAGGGCAAAAATATATTTGATATATTTGTTGGATTGAATAACGGGAATCTGAAAATAGATGTTATCGTTTCGTCTCTGGATTTCGTATTTTTAGCACTCCCAGCCCCAGTGGGGCCAAACATGGGTTCTACACCAGTACTAGTATCAGCATCAGCACCAGCAATACTAATACTAGGGTTACTGTTGGTTTTATTTTTTATGACATGAACGGGTGGAAGGGATCCAGAAGTTGTTGCGGTTGTTGCTGTTGTTGTCGAAAGATGTAGCCCCTGAATAAAGTAGATGATTTGGTCTACAATCGTTTGTTTTATCGCGGGCATTCCAATCATATTATTCAGTGCACTGAGATGGGGGTATATTTTGTGTAATGTTTTCATGTCGATATTATACGTGACGTTTTCCGCGAGTTCGTACATTTCACACAATCGTAACAAATCCGAAATACTTTTCACATGGGTGTTGATATGGATCCGTTCCATTTTTACATTCCCGTCGCAGCATGACAGCTCCTTTTCTTCTGCTTTTTCTTCTTCGTATTTCAATGATGGTGGACTGTTTCGGTTGTTTGGTGCCATATTAAGTTCATCGGTTGTAATATACGGAATATTTTTATTTTTCAAATAATTTGTAATATCACTTGAAATCTTATCTACGATGATATCATTTGAAATCATATTCGCACTCGCATAACATATTATGATACCACGTTTTTATGTTCATTTTTGAATATAAAAATATAAAATTATAAAATATATTCGTCTAGACCCGGAAAACAATATAAAAAATTGATATAAAGATGTAATTCGAATATATTACAATCAGACAATTCAAACGACAAAGCAACAGCCACACGTATACATATCAAATCAAGATGCCATCAAAGAAAACGAAATCAACAGGTTCCAAGAAGGGCGGAGTGGTGAAGGCGATGTCTGCCCAGAAAAATCCAACTCTTGAAGCACGCGCGCGGATTCCACAAACGATCGGTCTGCCAGGACAAGTCGCAAATAACGCCGGAGGATTTTCATTTCCTCTGCCCCTTGAACAGGAATGGATGCGGTACCTCATCATCGGAAGCAAATCAGAAAACGGGAACTTTTACCAGTCAGGAGGTCAAATCTCAACGTGCATTTCCAGGTGCATTCTTTCAGCGGTCGAGAATCCGGCTACATGCAAGCACCTCATCTCGGATCTCGTGGACGTGTCCGTCAAAGGTCGCGCGGCCAAACAGGAAATGACCATGCTCGCTCTTGCGACAGTCATTGTCTTCACCGAAGATCCTGAATGCAAACGAGCTGGTCTGGATGCCATTCAATCAGTGTGCCGCATTCCGACGCACTGGTTCATGCTTCTCAAATACATTCGCGATCTGTCCCAAGACAAAAAGAAGCCTGGAAAGGGAATGGGAGCAGGGGTACGCACGGCATTCACGAAGCTCTACACCAGCCGAACCGGACCTGAACTTGCAGTTCTCATGACAAAGTACAAGAATCGTGAAGGCTGGACCCACAAGGACGTTATCTCGTTGCTACACATCAACCCCAGCGACATGCACGATGACGGTGCCAGGATGGTACTGGAATGGTTCATGAAGGAAGACAAGCCGGAACGAAGGACCAGGACAGGCGAAGTGATTCCTGCATCGAACGCGCGCACCGAATTTCTGAGACGCTTGCAAGCAATTGAAACTCCCGCTCTTCCTGTTTCCGAACCAAAGCATCAACAGCAACCGGCAGCAACAACAACAGCGCCAGCGACAACAGCAGCACCATCAATGTTCTCGTCTGTTGCGAAGTTCTTTCAGTCAGCTCCAGCCCAGACAGTCCAGCCTCAAACACAGCCACAAGTCGTCAAGCTGCAAATTCGGTTACTCAACGGAGGCATGGCCGGAGATACCCTTACCCTGCCCCTTGCAACCAACGCGCCATTCTCCACCTTGTCGGAAACACTTGCATCCATCGGAGCTGGAAAGTACATCGAGTTTCGACTGACAACATCGAGCGGCCCTTTCATCATTCCCCATACTGAAACCATGGATGCACTCACTACCACCAAATTCGCACGCGAACCAGTCGACTTCAAAACAACGGTGATCTTTGCCCGAGAAACTTCCGCTCCTCTAGCGCCAGCGCCCGCACCAGTTCCGGCAACAACAGCAGTAGCAGTAGCAGTAGCTCCGGCAACTCAACAACCAGACGAAAAAGAAAAAGAAAAAATCCAAGAATCGCCGGTTGTCGCAGTTGCACGGTTTCTCAAGGCGCTCATTCAGCTTTCAAATGACAAAATCACGCCTGAGGCCGCGCTTGCTACCATGAATACAGTGCGTCGAGTTCAACGCGAACACTTGCCCACCCATCTTATGTCCAGCCCGGCAATTTGGACCCATTTGCTCAAGGATATGGGACTGACAGCACTCATTCGGAATCTCGGCAAGCTTTCCAGCATTGGAGTCATGGCAAGTCGCAGACAAGAAATCATCGCCATGCTCGGAAACGAGAAACAGATCCGCGACTCGAAGGTTCATCCGTTTGCAGTGCTGGTTGCAATGAAGGTCTTCTCGAAAGGAGCGGGCGAGCTGGGATCAATGACGTGGTCTGTTGACAGCTACATTGTGACCGCCTTGTCGAATACGTTCATCAAGGCGTTTGGAAACATTCCCAAAACAGGCAAGCGCGTCATGGTCGCACTGGATGTATCTGGAAGCATGTCAGGGGCATTTTGCGCAGGGTCGACCAGCGTGTCATGCCGCGACGGATCAGTTGCAATGGCCATGGCGACCGTGCTCGCAGAACGCGACGAAAATGGGCAGCTCAGTCCAAATACGCACGTGTACTCGTTCACAACAACATTCAAGAACGTTACAGGCGCATTCTCTACTCCCGGCCTCACACTCGACCAAGCCATTCGAGCCACCAATGACGTGTTTGGCGGAACGGACTGCGCGCTTCCCATGAAACATGCCACCGACCATAATATTCCAATCGACGCGTTCATCGTGTACACCGACTCCGAAACGTACGCTCCTACAATTCATCCGCAAGTGGCGCTCGAGCAGTACCGGAAAAAAACGGGTATCGATGCGAAACTCGTCGTTGTGGGCATGGCATCCAACTGCCTCAGCATCGCAGACCCGACAGACAAGAATACGCTCAACCTTGCAGGGTTCGACACGTCAACGCCGACCATCATGTCAATGTTCATCAACGGGGAACTCTAGGAACAGGAAGGAAATAATAACACTAATAACAGGTAACAATAAACGGTAAAAAAAAGGTAAAAATAAAAAGGTAAGTAATTAATTCCCTTTTTATTTTTTTTCATCATATGAAATCGATACGAGCACCGGTGGCATTTTGAACAAGTGTTCCGATTTTAACAAGCGACTTGTTATACACCGTATTTGTCTCTTGGTCGAGTAAATAATTTTCCATAATAACACTGCCATCGGGTTTGGTTACCTTGTACTGGAATGGCCGAGCGCGTACTTCTTTCACTTGGTTACGTTGCGCGTTGGCATCGGTCTGTTCCTGGTAAACGTCCGGCACAAATGCCATATCGTCTTTTCCGGCAGTGCCCTTATAATGAAAACACTGAACATCCAGCCCACCTTTGGATTTATGTGTCGCGCAGTCGACTGCCGACGCTTTTACAACCGTCAATAATTGCTGATTAATGAGCTGTTTTTTACTCGACGTGTCTAGCAACTTCTGGTCCGTTGTAATACCGCTGTCAAGAACTTTTATATTGCTGATTTGTTTGTCCTGTTTTGTCGGGTTTAGCTGCTCTTCTGTGAATTTCATAATGTATACGAATACATTCACCGTGCGCAACTTCTCAGGCAACTCGTAGTGGCTGCAAATACGGTTGGCACGTCCAATGATTTGCTCGGTTCGAACGGGGTGCCAGTACGGTTCCATGATGTGGACGTATCGCACATTCCGTAAATTGATCCCTTCTGCACCGGATGCGGTAATCATAAGTAATTTAATCACATCGCCGTATTTGTTTTTACGTTCCGGGCTGTGTTTGGACATCAAGTCGCTTTTTAGCGTATTGGGCAGGGTACTCCACGAGCTGTTGAATACATTACGCACAATTTCCTTTTCCTCTTTACTTTCGGTACCCGTGTATAGCGCGTACATGGGCTTGCCTTCATCTTCGGGGTTCTGGTAATACTGCGCCCACGTTCCATCCTTTTGATTCTTTCGAACCTTGAATTCCGCATATCCATTGGCGTCCATGACCAGTTTGAAAATACCCACCCCTTCCAGAGTTCGAAACTGGCTATAAAGTAGGTGTAAACCAACGTGTTCCTCGTCGGTGATTTCCCTGTAAATTTGAGCGAATTTGGGGCTGTACATGGTAGAAAGAGCATCCAATGACAAATATTCTTCGGCATTGTCTGCAAGTTTTTCAATTGTGCTTTTTATTCTGCCGTTGTATGTGCGTAACTCGTCTGCATCCTTATCGACAGCGGCACCGGGTTCATCTTCATCATCATCGTTGTCTATGTCTCCTTCAAATTCTTTTTCGGTAACGAGTCGTCTTTGTTTTTGCTTAGGTTTAGATTTAAGATCCTTCTTTTTAGATTCAGGTTCAGGGTCCGATTCGTCGCTACTGCTACTACTATCTTGATCTTCTTGCTCTTTTTCATTGCCTTTTTCCTTGCCACCTTTATCCTTTTCTTTTTCTTTTTCATTATCATCAATTTGCAACGGCCTGGGAATTTGGTCAGGGAATGCGAAATTGCAGCACGCTCGTGAAAAAATGCGGTACGTGGATGACGTTTCCCCATACAAGTCGTTAGCGTTTCCTGTTCCTGCACCAGGGCCCAGCGCTTTTCGTCGTTTCGCATTTGATTCTGTTTTACGTTCATTCTCTCGAATTTTCTTGTATAGATTGAACTGATGGTTCGTCATTTCGATTTCAACAAGTTCAAAATCGGTCTTTGGATCATACTTTGGCAGCAACTTTTCTTGGGCGCTCCGAAAATAAGAGGTTAACCCGATAATTCTGCGCGAAAACATATCGGGATTCAAAATTCCGCCACCGTCGGGTTTGATGAATAGTTCATTGAATGTTTCCAGCCGGTCAGGAAGGGCCTTGTACTGGACGACCTTTGTATCTGTGACGCTTATGCTACGCTGGTTCAAGAAGTCGACCACATTTTTAATAAACGCTGCATCGCTTACATTTCCGCCTTCCGTGAGGGACATACTGACACTGGCATAATCGCGAGACCCGGTACCACTACCACGGTGCGATACAAACCCGAACGGGTTGCGCGTGAGTGTGAGTGTAGGTTTCGGACTTTGTTTGAAATCCAGGTAGTCGTGCACGGTTACACCGTCGCTATCTTTTGCACCGTCGAACATTTGTTTCAGTGCCGACAAGGTGTTTGTAGTTGCGGACGCGCCTCTAAATTGGGTCAAGTCCAGCGTGAAGTTGAACGTGCTAATGTATCCGCGCAACATATTGAACATGATGCCGAGCTCGTTCGGGTAGTTGATGATGGGGGTTCCCGTGAGAAGAACCACTTTGGCATTATTGGCCGAAAGAAACGCGTTGTAAATCTGCATTGACAAACTTTTCGGCGACTTGATTTTATTCACGACCCGACTTACCAAATTATGCGCCTCGTCGACGATAATGACCGCGTCGTCAAAATAGTTTCCCGTGGGGCTTTGGCGCATAAGTTCTCGCCATGCTGCCAGGCGAATGCCGTTATAGTTGATAAACCGGTACTTGTTACGTATCATGCGGTCAATTTGACCGTCAATCTCCATTTTTTTAAGTTCGTCCAGCTGGTGGTAATTACCGGGTTTTCCGTGCTCGGCAAACCAGACACCGCCGTTGATTTTAACGACATTTTCATCCGGTGAAATCTTGGACGGAAACCCGAGCGCTTGAAGCAGCGCCTTTTCGTGCTCGGATGCGGTACGGCCTTTCGGAACTTTATCTAGTGGGAAAAACACCCAGTGCTGGTCCAGTTTAAACATGGCATCGCCGCACTTTTTTATTTCTTCAATATAATTTTTCTGAAGCGACGCAGGGGTCATGACGATCACTTTTTTATGGGTCGACAACCCTTCCGCGATGACGATGGAAGAGCACGTTTTTCCACTTCCCAAGCCGTGAAACAGGAGCAGGCCGCGGTAAGGGCTGTACGCGTTCATATACTCTTTCACAATCCGCTGGTGGTACAATGCCGAAAACGGTTTTTTATCGAGGGCCGATAAATCCGAGCAATCAAATTCTTCGGCTTCAATTTGGGCCTCAACTTCGGCAGCAGAAGAAGAAGAAGAAGAAGAAGAAGACGCTTTACTTTTAGTAGCGGCGCTCTTATTCGCAAACCGCTGAAACATTTCGTTGATGAACGTCAAAAAATATTTGCGATTGTTCATGTAATAGTTGGACGCGGTAAGCATTGGGGGCGCCGAACGCATTTTATTGAGCTTATCGACGATTTCAGAAACGGCGACATCGGTGTCGGCGGTATGCGGTGCGGCGCGACGCTGGACTGCTGCGGCTCCTTTATCTTTTGCTTGTTTTCCTTCCGTTCCTTTATCTTTTCCTTCCTTTTCGCCCCGTTTCTTTTTTCCCGATGATGAATCGGCTTCAGTTACAGACGCGAAATCGGCCATTTTAAGTTCGATCGTGAATCCCAGTTTTCGAATCTGGAACGTTTCTAGCGCACCTTTTACTTCCGCTGCAATGGCTGAAGGTTTTGCATTAGGGGGTTTCAAGGTACAAAATGATCCCGCCAAGTGCGGTTTTCCGATTTGGACTCCCGTACCTTTCTGAATCGCCGAAATGAATTCGTGAATGTCGATATCTTCGGTACCCGTTTTGTCAACAATAAACGCCTTATTCGCTGCCTTTGCTTTTTTTTTTACTGCCTTTGGTACCTTTGCTTTTTTTTGACCTGGAGAAGAAGAATCTGAATCTGATTCGGAATCGGAATTCGATGACGATGATGACGAGCCAGACGATGACGATGAGCCAGACGATGATGATGAGCCAGACGATGATGATGACGAGTCACCTTCAACGCCGAACCGAATTGTGAATGCCTTTTTACGGGAAGGATTTACAACCGGTTTCGGTTTACTTGAAAAAAAAGAGGGTTCTTCAGTCGAAACTTTTTCCGAGATCGGTTTATTTGCAAACCGTGCTAAAAATTCATTCATTGTTTCGAATCTTATTTATCTTTCTTAGTATTTTATTTTATTTTATTGTATTATTGCTATTGTATTATTGTATTTTGTTTAATAAAATAATAAATCTTTTTATTATTTTATTGAACGAATTCATTCATTCATTCATTATTCATTATTCATTTATCCACGCAAAGGGGTTTAAGCACTGCGTAGTGGGTGCTCGTCGCCCCCCGATTTCATTAATTTCAGCGCTATTTCACACGCCTGTTGCTCGGCCTTTTTTTTGATACGGTGAGAACAAGTTGTAAAATGTACCAGAAGTTTTCCTCCCCGGGCCGCGGCAAGTTGATGAACGCCTTCAAAGGTTCCCCCAATTTCATTGCCTGAAAAGGGGACCGCGTCAGTCGCGGGTTGCGTCTGGTAAATTTCTTGCCCGATGCATAGAAACAGTCCCATTGTATATCCCAAATCAAGGTCTCGTCCAAGTTCAACGTAGTCGGGCGTAGTCTTGAATTCCTTTTGGATCTTGACCTGCAAAATGTTCTTGAAATTGTCGTCGTTGCTTACCAGATGTATCCAGTCAATGTGTCGCTCAAATACGGTTTCTACAAAGATCTGCGCGATCTGGAACCCAGGTCCAGTGACAAATAACTGTTTGAACCAATCGTCTTCATCGTTGAGTTTGACCTTGTTGTAGTCTAAGAAGATGGCGCCGAGAAACGCTTCAAACAAACACCCCAGCTTTTTAAGGTTCGTGCGTGTTTTTTTCTCTTCCGAGTGTTTGGAGATAATGAACCATCGATGCAGACCCATTTCCAGCGCGAGTTTCCCGATACTTTCGTTCTTGACAATTGCGATTTTTTTCTCGGTCATGAACCCTTCATTTTCTTTCGGAAATCGGCGGTACAGGTAAAATTTCGTGACGGCTTCAAGAATCCCGTCGCCTACAAATTCAAGGCGCTCATTGGATTTCTGTTTGAGGGGCATGCAACCCGCAGGACATTCGGCGAGTGTAATGTTTCTGGCAGCGTTTTCAATTTGCGGCCGGCGCGTGTACGACCTGTGTACAAATGCGCGTTTGTAAAGAACCATATTATCGACTTGTAATAAGGCGGTAGGTACGCCGTATTTTTGCAGGATGGAAATGATTTCATGCATTTCGATTTCCTGGTTGTCGGGGTTATACGGATTAAAGAGAAGGTTTCCATCGCCTATTGGAACGAGGTCCTCGTCATTGAATACATTTTTCGTTGACCGGTCGTTGTTTTCATAGTCGTCATTTTCATAGTCAGGTTCATGTTCAGATCCGGATCCAGACATTTTACTTGAATTGATTTGATTTGAGTTGAATTGGGTTGTATTTGGGTGTAAAGTTGTAATAAGAGTTAAAACTAAAATCAAATCAATTCTTTTGTTTATTTTTATTTTTTTGTTTCTTTTGGTTCTTTTTGTTTTATTTTTAAGTTAATAAATAAGAGTATTAAGTAAAAATATTTTCTAGGTCTACTGTATAATATATAATATATAACATACACATTCACACCCACAAATAAAATGACTGCCCGAAAAGTTGCAAATAAAGCGTCCTCTGTAAATCAGACGTCCCATTTTAACAGTTTACCTGGATTGCCATCAACGATTGGTGTGCCTTCAAGTCTTCTTTCCAAGTACAAATGCGGCGGACCTATGCGCGGATGCGTTCTCCCCGCCGACGCCACCAGTGCGTTAGCTTGGCTCAAGGCTAGAAACCTGTACAATACCAGAAAAACGAACGGTGGTATAGGCCGCAACGCAAACATGGTTCACCAGAACTGCTGCATGAACCTAACGAATTTATAAACATATAAACAATATAATAACCTAAGATAAGAATTAGAAAATTCTAATCTTATTTTTTTAATTTTAATTTTATTTTTTAGCAGCAGCACCAGTGCCAGTAGCAGCAGGAGTAGCAGCTTTACCGTCGCCGCCTCCGCCTCCGCCTCCGCCATCACCCTCACCACCAACCAGTTTAATTACGTAAAAAATTAATCCGAAGAATAATATCACGCAAATTAACCCGATAATTGAAATAAACATCGGATTTTCAAAAATATCCGAACTTGGACTAGAAAGAGCTTCTTCGTCCATTACCCCCTCCGATCCACCTTTTAATGACTTCTTATAAAGAATAACGCCGTCATCGCCGGTTGGTTTACATTCGATATAAATTTGATTGGATGACGAGCCGTTCGCGCCAATAGAATTCAAGCTTGCCGTATTGACCGGCATACTTGTCGTTGGCGCGTTATTTTTTTTAACGATGGCGTTCAAATTTGTCATGGCGGCCTGCGAGATCTTGCACACATTACCTTGAGTAAACACCACGTAATTAATAGCATCCGACCGCGTGGAGTAAAACGCGTTCCCGATATAGGTGTAATACGGCGCATTTTCCGGTATAATTTGCGACAAGTTGTACAACCCCTTCACTCCAAACGGCGAAGACGATTCGTCGCTCTTTGAAACCTGGGCTTTAGGTACGGTTTTGATAATTTGATCGATAATTTCTCCCGACTCGGAAAGCGTCGACGTGTCGGATATCGTAATAGCTATACAAACAACTAACAGCTTTCCTGCGCCCGCTCCGCCATCACCTTGGTGAAAAATAACCACTTCGCCTGGGTTTTTTTCTTTATCGTATGTGTGAAACGAGCCGTTGAATATTAAACACGCGGTTGGGACGTAGCTTATTCCATTGTACACGACATTCGTAGACGAGTTTCCGGTATCGTAGCTGGCTAAAAGGCACTGCTGATCGAATATGGTAAATTTGCGAACGGTGCAACTCGAGTCGGAATACTTGAACGTGAATTTACACGTGTCGCTGCATTGAGTGTAAGTCGTTCCGGAAGTAAAATCGATTGGAGAATTGTACGACATTTCATATACTTATTAATTATTTTTCTTATTTAATATGCGCAAATAGATTATTTTTTAAATATCAACTAGTATTAGTATAATTATAATTAGTAATAGTAATAATTAATATAATAAAGAAAGAAAGAAAGAAAGAAAGAGAGAAAGAGAGAAAGAGACAAGAGAAAAGAAAAAATGAATTTAAAATTGAAATCCTCGAAATCCTCGAAATCCTCGAAATCCTCGAAATCCTCGAAATTTAAGTCGACTAAACGATACCGACGTCGAAAGGTGCGAGAAAATAATAAAAATAAACACGGGATTGATAAAAACTCTAATCACCGAGTAACCCAAAAGGTGTGGCGTCTACCAGGAGGCGACGAAAAGGGGGTAAGGGGGGACTCTGTCCCCCGACAGAAACAACAATACCAAGAAAAAGATAAAAATATGCATTCCGTGACATCTAGGCGTCAGGAACGTCAGGGACCCCGTGATGATGATATAACAAAAGTAAAAACGTTGCAGGACGCGACACTTAAAGCGAGTCGACTGTACGGAATGATGCGGGATTTTATTCATCCATCGAAAATCAATTATCAAAAAATACACTCGAAATGGCGAAATGTGAAAAAACAAGTTCAAGTAGGAGGAGATAAAATTATGTTTGTATCTCCGAAAGCAGGAACCGCCGGTCCCGTAGATGATGATAAAGACTGTCTTGAATTACCCCCTAAACTTTCGTTACATGTAACGGCCCACCCCGACGATCCCAAAAAGTTTATTGTCAAACGTTTGCCGGGCGATCCATTGATCGAGAGGTCGTTAACAACGTTTGCAGAAGGATTAATGGGACATTTAGACAAGATGAAAACGGGCACTGAATTCGATATGGGCGATGCAGACATATTGGCACTAATAGCGCGTGACCTTATTTTGCTTATATTGGGTATATTGGGGGGAGATGATGATGATGATGATGATGATGATGATGATGGGGGTGGCGAGGAGCGTAAAAGACTGCTGGCGGCGGCACTAAAAGCTGAATCGCGCAACGCCGCAGCGGCAGCCATTATAATTGCACTTATCGGATTGATCAAGAATAAGGATGATGCCGGAGATGCTGATATTGAAAGTGTCGATGGTAGGGACGCAACAATTCGACGGCTGCGCGGCTATATTCGAGAACTTGAAGAGATGATAGAACATATATTAACTACTGGCGTTCCTGCACTTATCCAGATGGGTTTTGGTGAGATTAACCGTTTACAGGAAGAGATCCGTCAAAAAAATAATCAGATTCAGGCTCTTCGAGCCCTACTTGTTCATTTATTTACTGCCAATGCACAAAATGAAGCGGAAGTTGACCGTCTTCGAAATGAAAACCAGGAATTAGTTGATGCCCTTAGGCAGTCTAATGAAGCGTTTAATCGTCTTAGGGATCAATTCAGGGAATTAGAGAATGATAATGATGCATTAGCGGCTGATAATAATGATTTACGTGGAGCGCTTGAAGGATTGCGGGAACAACTAGATACGAGTCGAGATCAGAATGCCGCACTTCAAGAACAATTGCAGGAAATGAATCAAGAACTAGAAGCCCAACGAGACAGATTCAACCGTCGAGAACAAGGTTTCCGACAGCAAGCAGCTAGGCAACGAGATATTATTGCTACCAAACAACGAGAAATCGCAGGATTACAACAACAAAATGCTACTACCCAACAAGAAAATGTTGAAAAAGATGCGCAAATAGCAGCTGCTCAAGAAGCTCTAGATGCGGCTCGACGCGAACTAGGTATCCTTGAAGCTGCCGATCAGGCTAAGAATGCTCAATTAGACCAACTCGATGAGAGGGTTCGAGATCTTCAAGATGAAGTCCGTCGATTGGGGGGCCTGGGTGAAGGTCATGCTGCGGAATTAGCAGCTGCTCTAGCGGCTCTAAATACTGCTCAACAAGATCAAGCGGCTGCTCAAGCCGAACTAGAACGAACTCGAAATAGAAATACAAGCCTGAACGAGGATGTTGGTAGAAAAGATGCCGAAATAGCTGACCTGCAACGCGATCTCGGTGTTCGTACGACGGCTATCCGAGATCTTGAAACTAATCTCGCCAGATTAGATGCCGCGAGTGGCGATCATGGTCAGGAAATTGCTCAGAAAAAAGCGGAACTAGAAGCGGCTCGAGAAGCTCAAGCCGCCAATGAAGCACGCATTCAAGCTCTTGAAGAGGAGAATCAGCGAGCTCGAGACGCCAATCAACAACAACTTGAAACTTCTGCCACCCAGTTAGCAGCATTAACTGCTGAACATAATGCTACAAAAGATGAATTAGATGAGGCAACTCAACGGGCTAGAGATTTACAACTAAATCTAGATGCACTTGGTTCTACAACTTCTAAAGCAGCGCGCGAGCTCCAAGCGGAAATAGACCGACGGCAAGAACAAGTAGCCAATCTAACCCGGCAGTCGGCAGAGGAAAATGAGCTACTAGGTAAGTTCCGGAAGGAAGTTGCCGAAATAAGACAATCGAAAGCAGACGCTGACAGTGAAAATGCGCGAACACTACAAGCCCTACAAGCCACCAGGGAAAGGCACGCCGCCGAGACGAGACAACACGCCGCCGATATTGCAGAAAGAGAAGCGACGATTGGTCAACTAAAAGGCGAAGTTGACCGCCTTCGCAGAGAAATGGCATCGCGGCCTGTTTCCCCGCCTCCGCCAGAAGTTGTTGATGATAGTAAGTTAAGTGAACTACGAGCGTCTCTACGCGAAGAATTAGATGGTGCTGCAAGAAGTGCAACTGACAATTTAGAACAAGTATTTGGCACCGGCTCTAATGCCCAAGAACTTATTAGTAAGAGAAAGACATGCGTAGCAAGAAACAAAGGCGAAATAATCATTTTAATTGCGGCTCTTACTCTTGACGATGCTCTCAAAACCACCGATGAAACCCCCGTTCAGGAGGTAAAAACGATAAAACACAGAATACAGTTGATACGAGAAATGTGCAAAAGTAAATTGCGAACATTTATAGTCCAACGAGCAGGAGGTGATAGTTTTAGTAAGACCGGTGCAATGATAAGAAAAAAGCCAGAAGAAGTGCCACCATTAAGACCCTTTAAACAGGACGCAACCCATGAGTTCCAAGCAACCCGGCAGAGAGAATATAGCGAACAAGTAGAACAATCAAAACAAAACGCACGAAAATGGGGCCCTTTTAGTGATGTATATGACACAGCGGACAATCAAACAAAATTTCAAGGCATTGAAACGTTAATCGATGACGTACCTAGTGGAAAAGTAGTTGTTATTTTTGGGTACGGATATTCTGGGTCGGGAAAGACGTATACTCTTTTCGGAAATGATGATACCCCCGGCATAGCTCAACTTGCAATAGAAAAATACGCTGAAGATCCTAGGCTTAGGGTACATTTCAAAAACATTCGCGAATTGTATAATTGCACATATCAAGCCGCCGACGGCACGAAGGCTGGGGTAAAAAGTGAGTTTTATTACAAGGATACAACCCTTCCTGAAGAATTTCTTAGTCGTGAGTTTATTTCGGACCATGGTACAAGCTTAACAAGAGAAACATTTAATGAGACACTGAAAAAAGTCGAAACGACTCGTCGAACAAAAGGTCATATTTTTCCTACTCACAATAACCCGCAATCATCTCGTGGTCACTTATTTGTTGAGTTACAAGTCCGAAAGGATCAGGACCCACCAGGATACTTGATTTTTTGTGATATGGGTGGCCGAGAAGATCCAAACGAGATGTGGAATAATACGTCGTATAAATATTGTTCTTCTTCAAAACTACCTACTATGGGAGAGCCTATTATACCCGGTCCGATTGTTAGAGGTGACCAGACGTACTATTATAATTTCCCCACTTCTTCGAGTAACGCCGTTATGATTAAAGATATGGACCCATTATTACAATTTATCCCCCCGTCAAACGAACGAGCACAATGCAACTCCGCTAGTTTTAAGGTTACAACATATCAAGCAGTTAAGAATAGTGCATCTGATAAACACACGGGTCTAGATAGTATATTACAACTTTCAGCAGGTCGATACAAATCTGCTGCATTTATTATGAAAACGCTAAGAGAAGCGTTTTATATTAACGATTCCATCAATCACCTATTAGATCATTTCGAGTATTATGAAACACCCGAAGGCCGGACGAAAAAAAAAGTATCAAACTGGGATACGCCGGATGAAGCGCGTATAAGAGCACAAGAGGAGCGTAAAGCTGCCACCCTCGTCGGGCGCAGTACTGACGGAATATCCGCCACAAGAAGATATTACCCCGATATTTTTGCAAGTATTTCTCAAACAGTAGACGGACGAGGAGATCCGATTGGTATGAAAGCTATACTGAGCGAATATTATAATAAAGATAATCCTTCAAGCAGCCTAGCAAAAAACCCTGACCATATTAGATACTGTACATTTGCATGTATTCGAACGGAGGAAGAGTTTGAAGAAGATTCGAAACGTACTCTCGAATTTGCAAGTCAAGTAAACTCGTGTAAGAATGCCGATTGTGATGCAGCTGCATGTAGCCGGCCGGGAGCGGGCGGAGTGGCGATGGCGAGAGGAGGTTTAGGAGGCGGTGCAAAAACTCACCGAAACCGAACTCAGGGTAAAATTCGTACACAAAGAAGAAGAAGACGAATAGTAAAACCTAAGTCTCATCCCGTTACTGCTGCTACTACGCAAAGACGTAACATGCCTGATAAAAAGAAAGGGCATCGAACACGGAAAATGAAATAAATATGCATTTGCATTTGAATTTGTATTTTTTAATTTTTAATTTTTATTAATTTTAGAATAATAAAAATTAAGTTAGTTAGAAATAAGTCTCTGCACCAAGCAGGGTTTGAACCTGCGCATCCTGAGATAGTGGGGCTTAAGTCCACCGCCTTAGACCACTCGGCCATTGGTGCTTTTGGTTTGGTTTTTTGGTTTTTACAGTATGTTTCCGCGCCCTGTACGGCACACGAATACTTGTGATTTATTTTTAAATTATTTTCTCTGTTTATAAATAATCGCGATGATGAGACGAACTGATTTTTATTTAGCTATTTTTTCATTTGCGGTTTTATTTTATTTTTATTTTTATTACATGCACCCACAGAAGTCATACCACTCGCAAGTGACCAATTCAAGATTGAGACAGCGTAATTTGGCTGCAACGACCGCTAATCCAAGTTCGTTTAATAAAGCACTTGACGCAATCGTTATGTAACGCGCTATACATACCTATCTATACCTCATGCGTTTCAACGGATGTCATGTAATACATCCTGCGAATGTGTTCAAATTGAAGATGGAGTAAGACGGTTTGAATCGTTCCGTCGGTTAAGTTATGGTACCCCAACGGAATAGTGGGGCTTGTAACCATAACTGAAAACCCGAACGCATTTCTTAGACTGCC